CAGTTAGGCCAGCAGCTTGAGTCAGTGCTGTTAGTCGCTTGCCTGCATCAGACTTACCCGACCCTGATTCGCCGAGGGCTAACGTCATGTGGTTGGTTCTCAATCCTCGCTCAGTCTGAACCCTATGACCCTTGAGCGTACCAACAAATGCCAAGGCCGCCGCAAAAGCGAAGTGTGGTTGGTACCGTGTGGCGTTGTCGGTTATCCAGTCAGCGATTGCACCAACTAGCCCAGGGGCTCCAGTTACAAGAGACTCAGGGACCGAGCCTACTACACCACCGCCATACTCTTCCTCTTGATGCTCCGTGAGTGAGGAGATGTCCACCGGAGGGGCCGCGTTCTTTCGAATAACGTATGAAACGATATCCATGATTTCTTGCTTTGGCTTTGGTGGCTTGCAGGTAGTTTGATTGATACCTTGAACGAGGAAATACACCTCTTCGAAGGACATGTCCCTACGTGCGTATCGCCCAGCATATCGGATTAAAGCATTGTGCCTCTGAGAGGGCTCAAGAGACATGTTTACTACTTCGGATAACTCGGGGAGTTCTCCACCCTCGTAAAACAATTCTTCAAGCTCAGCGATACCAAGCCCGCCGATAATTGTATCGAGCTTATAGGGTAAGAAGTGCTCAAGGTGCATGGTCTTTACTTTCCAGGGGTCACCCTTAAGGTGGTAGAAACCAGGGATACGCATCACCCGAGGAAGGTCGTGTATAGAGGGGTCACCCTTAAACTTCATGGCAATAGCGTTCTGTAGTGCTGAGAATCTTTCTAGTGGGCAATCGGCTACCAACCAGAACACCTGATACTTCCCCGGAGAGGATTCAATGATTGCATGAGGGGTGAACCCTGTCTCTAGAACTGGCTGTAATGGTGAGCCATCAAGGTCAAGGAACAATGCCCTCACTGATGTAATGTGCTCAGTAGATCGACCACCCACGGATTCATTGACAGTAAAGTAAATGCCGTAGCCTCTGCTCTGTCGTTCCATGAACCAGGGGAGCATATCATCGAGGTCGCCTTCCTCATGGCCGGCAAGGATTCGCTCACCCTTTCTGCGGTCGCAGAAGGATTGAAATCGGTGAAGCATCCCTTCACCTAAAAGGTCCAAGAACCTGCGAGCCTCGTTGAGGTCAGGGGCAAGAGTAGCATTCATATTGTGTGCCAGTAGTTACTTAGTCTTTTTAATGTACGAAGCAGATACGCCTAGGATGCTCCAATACTTTTGTGGGATGATGTTTCTTCTACACCACCTCTCGACTGTAACCTGATGGACATTGGCTAGGAGAGCCACTTTCAGTGTCCCCCCCAACCGCTCAATTATTTGTGTTGCAGAATTTGTAGGATTCATATTTGACAGATAGTGTCATGATGTAGTAGGTTCTGTCAAGTAAGAACTGATTGTCACATGGAGGACCATGACAGAAGAATATAGCTTAGAGATTGAATCTGGTGGAGTTAACAGACCGCCCATTATCCTTGCCTACGGTATACCGGGCATAGGAAAAACTAGTTTCGGTGCAGCGGCACCGTCACCCATCTTTGTACAGTGTGAGGATGGTAGAGGTATTCTTACCTTTGATGCGTACCCGGTAGCCCGCTCATTTAATAACGTGATGGCGGCACTACGCGATCTCTATAAGAACCCAAAGGGCTATCAGACAATCATCTTTGATAACCTCTCAAGGCTGGAGCAGATAGTTCATGAGGAACTACGACGCGAGCACGGGGACGCTATCTTTGCATCGTTTGGAAGAGGGGCAAAACTTGCCATGCCATACTTCGAACGGCTGATGGCAAGCCTCACAGCATTGAGAGATGACAAGGGGTTGATGGTTGTTGTTCTTGCCCATAGCAAGGTGAGCACAATCACACCACCAGACTCGGACCCATATGACCGCTATGACCTAGACCTCGACAAGTCGGCGCAAAAGATATTCGACAAGTGGGCTGAGTCGATTTTCTTTCTCACTGAGCCAAAGACAGTAAAGAAGGTCGAGGGAGAGTATGGAGCAAAACGGGGGCGAGCTATTAAGGGAACGGGGCGTATCATTCACACCTCGAATAGCCCCGCATCACTTGCCAAGAACAGGTTCAAGCTTGATGACATCATCGAGTTTAATGACCCGTTTGATTGGACAGATTTAATGGAAAAAATAAACGTGCATAGTAAGGGAGAAAAATAACCATGGGACGATTAAGCGATTTTAACCCGGACTCAGTTGAAGATAGAAAATACAGTCTTGTGCCAGAGGGTGAGCACCTTGTGATTATCACGGAGAGTGACGAAAGGGAGTCGAAGACCACCCCCGGCAACTTCTACCAGAACATGAAGTTGCAGATCGTTAAGGGCGACAGTGAAGGGCGGATGCTCACCCTACGGCTTAACCTTTGGAACTCTAATCCAACGGCAAAGACAATCGCAGAGCAACAGTTGAAGGATATTTACAGGGCCTTGAACATTGAGCGGGTGGATGAGTTCGAGGAGCTTAATGACCGACCGTTCTGGATCAAGGTGAAAATCAAGAATGACCAGAACGAGGTAGCGGCGATTCTTTGGAAGAAGACAAACGACCAAGCGAGAGCGACGGCGAAGTCATCACAGGGGACGCCATCGAAAGCAGCAATTGCGGCGAAGAAAGCTGATTTTGTTGATGACGATATCCCCTTTTAACGGAGGACTGTGGAGCTAAGAGAGTACCAAAAGCAAGCGGTATCTGCCCTCTGGAGTTGGTTCAGAGCCAACCCGGAGGGTGCTCCGATTCTTTGCCTTCCGACCGGATCGGGCAAGAGTCTGATTGCGGCTGAGGCTGCAAGGGGTGTTTGTAGTAGGGGGATTGATCGAAGGGTGTTGATAGTAGCCCACCGAAAGGAACTACTAGAGCAAAACCACACCAAGGTTCAAGCCGCTATGCCTTGGGGTAATTGCTCGCTCTATAGTGCAGGGCTCGGGAGGAGAGAAACTTCGGGTCAGGTAGTTGTTGCCGGTGTGCAGTCTGTATTTAATAAAGCTGAACAGCTAGGGAAGTTCCATCTTTGCATCATCGACGAAGTTCATTTAGTTAGCCCGGAGGGCAACGGTCGATACCGGCAGCTTATTGAGGGCCTTCAAAAGGTTAATCCGTCGATTCGATTCTGTGGTCTTTCCGCTTCTCCCTACCGGTTAGGAACTGGGCTGCTGACTGACTCAGGCGATATCTGGACCGACATCGCCTACGAAGTGCCGATGCTGGAATTGATTGAGGACGGCTACCTATCACCACTCATAGGGAAAGTAGGAAGAACGAAAGCCAACCTCTCATCTGTAACGGTAAGAGGTGGGGAGTATGTTGCTAGTGAAATGCAGACCGCATTCAACCGACTTAACCTAGTCGAAGCAGCACTTGAAGAGGTCGTCCAGTGGGGGGCCGATAGAAAGAGCTGGCTCATCTTCGCTACTGGAATCGCTCATGCCGACACAATCAACAAAGTGCTCCAGAGAGTGGGCATAGCATCTGATTGCGTTACCGGAGAAACGCCACCGCTGATTAGGGCCGGGATACTTGAAGACTTTAAGGCTGGCCGATTGCGAGCACTTGTCAACGTGGATGTATTAACGACGGGGTTCGACTATCCAGGCATCGACCTCGTTGCAGTAATGAGAGCAACAAAAAGCACTGCATTGTGGGTGCAAATGGTCGGAAGGGGCTCAAGGATAGCCGAGGGAAAAAGGGACTGCATGATATTAGACTTCGGCAACAATGCAGCCACCCACGGCCCGATTGATAAGGTGCGAATCGTCAGGCGATACAACGCAAAGAGCGATAAAGAGGAGGTAGCAGTTGAAACATTCCCGTGCAAGGAGTGCGATAACTGTAGGGCCTTCGTACTGAAACGGGCCCTTGATTGCCCAGAGTGTGGATACATATTCCCAGTGGTGGCACGACATGAAGCAACGCCGGGCAATGGCGCAATTCTTTCTAGTGAGCTGAGGCAAGTCTACCGGGTGAATGTGCTGAGGTGGAATCACTCGAAGTACGCCAGTAGAAACACTGGCAAGATGCTCATGAAGATTGATTACCACCTTGATGTTGCTGCCCCCGTGGCTCAATTTAGTGCCTATGCGTGCTTACCTCCAGACTACGAAGGAGGAGTAGCTAAGCGGTGGCTCAACTGGTGGGCCGTCAACACTTGGGACCCAACTCAGCAACTACCCCGCGATGTTGATGAGGCTTACGCGCGATGCGAGGAGTTGAAACGCCCCAGCGTTCTAGACATCAAGCGAAAGGATGAGAAGTTTTGGGAGATTGTAAAAGTAGTTGAGTATGCAGAAATGGAGGACCATGAAGAAGAAGACGCGACTGGTTACAACATTTAAGGAAAAGATTGATGAGGCCGACAACCGCTTCGAATTCTTTCTCGACCTATTGGCTGACCTTGAGCCAGAGGAGAAGGATGCAGTGCTGGTGCATACGAGGGCCTGGTACGAGGAGTCAAAACGATTGAGGCAACTGGAGGCAATATGCAACTAATCTTAGTGATGTGGTTGATAGCCACCGTGTGTGCCGCGATGGTGGCGTATGTACTTTTTCAGTTTACGGACGGGGATGAAGATGACGCCTGATAAGACGATGGAGTTCGGCGACCTAGAGAATGGTGCCCTAGTCTGTTACAAGCTAAGGCGTTCTGACGCTACACATTGCGGGTACGTTGTTGGAGGTGCCTATGGTGTTGAGCTTAACGGCAAGCGAACGAACGCCGTCATGATTGCTTACGGCAGTGGTACCGTTGAAACAATCGACTGGGACGACGTTGTTCATATCTTGTGGGAGTGCGAGAAGTATTACCCCCCGCAAGCCTGAAAGATTACATCGACCGAGAGCCCCGACATAGCGGATAGGTCGAGCCAGTAGTCTTCTGGTATACCGCGTGACCGCCACTGACGTAGGGCGAATTGGGATATCGATCTAGAGTGCTTTGTTGTTAGGTGGTAGGAGACGGCGATATCACCTCCAGCCTTTTCGATGATGTTGTCTATGGCCGCTTTATTGGCCGGTTTTATCTTCATGCTTTTATGTTGACACAACGGCGAGGGAGTGTCAATCTCTTAGTGGTCTAGGGGATTCTAGGAGGCATATGGCGTGGGAGATAAAGGATAAGGCATTAGGGATATTTGTTGTTGCACCGACTGAGCTGCAAGCGTGGATAATGTTCTTTGGCTTTCAGGGTAAAAATATCAATGCGGAGATGTTTTTTAAGCTTACTAGGCTGCACCGCCTAGTCGGCATCAATGCCATCGAGGTCCGATGAAAGTCCGCTGCGAGAACTGCACTTTCTACGTCGAGAGCACGAAGAGCGAAAACTACGGCCAATGCTTCAGGCACCCGCCGGCATTAGTGCCCGATGGCGTAGGCGATGCATACACGGCAAGGCCACTGACGCCGAAGGATGGATGGTGCGGAGAGTTTCAAACCAGGAGGGAGATAGACGATGAACGAAGAGAACATTGAGATATGCAGAACGTGTAGGTATTTCAGACCGGACAACGACCACTGCCTAAGATATCCACCGGTGCCGTTAGTTAACATCTGGTCGGAGACTGAGTATGGAGATAACGGTCGCTACTTAGCATCAGTGTATTCTGGCACGCCCATAATGGTTTGGGCTGAGGTTGAGGAGCACGACTGGTGCGGTGAGTATCAACGCAAGGGAGAATCATGACCGATAACGAGAACACTAAACCACTAGCAACATACACCGTCTACGACTACGGCGACGGCGACGATAAATTGAAGCTCGCGATGAAGGCGGGCGAGATGCACTCGGCTATTTGGGAATTCCTGAACGAAGTGCTACGACCGGTCTGGAAGTATGGGCAGGATGAGGTTCAGATGGAGCATTATGAGAAAGTGAAAGATGAGCTTTGGAGAATCTTGGGGGAGAATGGCATTAGTGATTTATTCTAGCTTTATTTGTTGACACGTTGGGAAATAGTGCGCTACTCTCCCTTATGTTGCAATCGGTGTTGACGGTGAAACACAGCTTATGACTCTGCTCGTAGTAAGGTAGTGAATACAAGGCCGCTCAAATAGCCCGTTCAATTCGGGCATTGCAACTGCCAAACAACGAGGCAGAAAAACGTGTGGTGACGGCGAATCATGTGACAGCCGGAATCAGACGGCAAATATGGGGAAAGGGTGTTAGTACCCGGCTTGAGAACGTATACGAGCCCGCCGTGCAACTCGGTAATCCCCTGCAACGACTAGAGGCACAACAATGAGAACATACAAGACCGAAACCATCACCCGAGAAGAGAAAGTGGTCGACGTATTCTCCTGCGACCTTTGCGGCAGAGCATCGCCGAGCCCATATGACTGGGCAAGCAAGCACATGCACGACCTAATCACGCAAATCGAGCTGAGAGATACCACCTACGAAACTGGACTCGATTCAAGCGGCACGATTACCTCAGCAGACGTTTGCCCCGAGTGCTTTGTCGATAAGGTGGTTCCAGCACTTGAGGCCATCGGGCTTAAATTTCGAATGAGAGACGTAAACGACAACGACTAGGAGGCACATGAAGAAACTATTTTTAGCAGCACTATTCTCGCTCACTCTGAGCACTACCAATGCCGAGGCTCAATGCCTCCGCCTAATCCGCCCAGGATTACTGAGCATAAATCACCGCGTAGGCATCCTATACGGTGGCAACTTCACCGCCCGTGTTGCTTGCTCAAGGTTCGCCCCGGCGATAGTTCGCTGGAACGGGGGGCTGCTTTGTGCGGGTGGCTCTTTCTACGGTCGCACTTACTACGGAATGCCGTGGAGATGTGAGATTAGAAGCATAGGGTTGAGGTAATCATGAAAGAGACTCTAGAGCACTTCCGCAATCTGCCCAACAAAGACGCTGAATGGGATGAAGTCAAAGCCTCGATGACTCCCGAGCGGGCACGACTCATCAAGCAACTTAGAGAGCATCACGAGTGCTCGTGGCGAAGGGTTGCGGAGGATTGCAACTACATCTTTCATGGGCTTAATGAGCACGGTTGTCAGCATACAGGAAGACTTCTTTGCGCTGTTGCCGCTGACTACTTAGGAGAGGATTGGGATTAACTTCGGGTTAACCCCACTTTGTTCTTGCCCCGTCGAAAGCGGGCCTGAACAATGAGAGTTTTGGAGGCACAGAATCTTGGAACCATCACTACATCAACCACCGGACGCCATAGTCCCTAGCGTATCCATCGAAGACCGCATTGGCATTATCTTCGATGAGATGACGCAAGACAAAGAGCGTTGGAACTCTGACCACCTCGATGCGGTCATACATGTCATGAAGCGACTGGAAGAGATGCGGAAATGATAAGCTTTGACGAATACATTGGCGACGACAATCCGCTTGATGAGACTCCACCCGGCCCGCTTCAAACCTGGGCGGCAGGTGATGGCTTTATGGGCATCTCGAAAAATGGACGGCCCGTGATGTCTCTTAGAAAGCAAGATCTAGAGGGGTTGGTCGTAGCTCGGATCGTTCTTGCCGCGATCATGAACGAACAACTGAATGCATTGGAGATCGAACACCTTAAGGCGATAGTGGACGCAATGATAACCAGGCACTACTGACAAGGAAGAGATGAGACTGCTGATCGATACGAACCAATACCCCAACGACACTGTGAGCATCTTAAGAGCCGGAGAGCTAAAAGCGAATGGCGTATGGTCGCTACCCGGCAACTCCCCCGGTATGGCCGCTGAAGATACCAAGAGAATCATCGCAGGAATCGGCAGTGGCGTGGTTGTAGTTGAAGAGGGAGGCATTGATGTGCACCAGCTTCTTGAAGAACCCAACTGGACTGGTGGACCTGCGAACATAAATACTCAGAGGGTGTTGACGCGAAACGCCGGTTATAACCCCTCTAGGGCGATGGTCTACTACGAATTTTCTGCACCGGGTGTTCGACAGACGTGCCTAACGCCTCATGAACTTTCGAGGGCTTATATTCTTGAGGGTAAGATTCCGCTACTACCGTTGACGCGAGATTGGAGCAGAGCCCAGCGTGCCAGGGTGAAAGATGCCCTTAGCTTACCGAGGAACATTGTGGTTGGCGTGTGCTTTGAAATCGAGTCCAACGTGCCGCTGATAAAGGCCCAGGGAATCGTCGGTGGTATACGGTATGTTCGCTCGGTAAATAGGGAGGCGTGGGTGTTGCTTTCGCCTAAGTTACCATCGGTGAAGTTTGAGAGCGATGTGGACGAAACGCTTTGGTACCTACGGAAGAATCTTTCCGCTGAGATATGGGACGCTCTCAATGTAGTGCTCGCAGTGTACACAGTAGAGGACAAGGGGACTTCGTTCTTCGGCGAGAGCAACTCGATGTTGGCGGCGGTTAAGGTTGCTAGGGGGTATAGGTGATGAGCGAGAAGAAGATAGCAAGATATTCAGCACCATACAGCGAGGGCTCGCCTTGGCTTGAAGATACTCACGACAACGAGCCGAGCGAATGCGACCGGGAGGTTGTACTCATGTGGGCCGAGGATTACGACGCCATGATGAAAGAGGTTGAGGAGGGGCGAGCATTAAAAGAGAGAACGAAGAACGCGTGGACAGAGGCAATTCGGAAGATAAGGGAGGGAGCGAAGAAATGACTTTAAGTAAGCACACACTAGGAATAGCACTCGCAGGAATACGAAGCTCAGTTTGCGATTACGACCCCGGGGAGCGTGTTGTCGACTTTCAGACGATGTGCGATGCCGCGGAAGCAGAGATAGTAGAGGAGTTGAATCGAGATAGTGATAACGGTCCTCGTGTTTGGATGTCTCTTGAATGCTACGAGGAGATATTCAAAGAGATCGACCGGCTTCGTGACTACGACATGATGTACGGGCCACCTGCGGGCGAGCCGATAGGAATGGCGAAGCTGATTGCAGAGCAGAAGCCCATAGGCCCAGAGCTTGCAAAGCACTCTAGCGAGGTGGTCGACGAGCTTTTGAAGGCCGACCATATTGTTGACGCCACGAAAAAGGTAGAGACGCCGGAGTCCCGAGAAGCGTGGGCTGCTTTCGAAAAGCTCGTAGAGGATTCGGAGCCCGAGGAGACGCCGGAGGAGGCTGCGGAGAGGTACGCGGATGAGTTTTGGGACGAGGAAGTCAATCAGTATAACGAGCTGATGCGGGCTTGTGGTGTTAGCGGGTGGCTCGCCGGAGTCCGCTGGGCTGAAGAGAGGAGCAAGAAATGACCACCGAGACCACCGACTACCACACAATCTGCACGCCGCAAACAAGCAAAGCCGACCGCCGACTACTCGACATCGGTGACATATACTCCAACGCCGCAAAATGCCTATCCTGCGGAGAGGTAGTACGCTCCAGAAACAGGCACGACTTCCGAATCTGCTCCTGTGGCACTCTTACCGTTGACGGCGGCAGTTGGTACGCAAAGCGAATCGGCGACCCGGCGAAGTGGGAGAATATGGTGGTTTACTTTGATGATGCTAAGGAGGCAACGTGAAACTAAGAGCAGCGACGAAGAAAGACGCAATGAAAGTACCGAAGGAAAGACCATCGAGGCATCAAGAGCCCCCAGTAATTCCCGACCGCCAAAAGACTCACGGCGAATGGAAGTGGCAAGCAACAATGGACGAGGTAATAATGCAGTCGTTTCACGCAAGCCCCAACTGGATAAGGTTATCGCCGAGTCAGAAGTCGGCCCTGCGGATGATATCGACGAAGCTCTCCCGCATTCTCGTTGGCGATGCCAGCTTCAAAGACCACTGGGCCGACATTGCGGGCTATTGCGAGAGGGTGATTGAGCCGTGACCCCAGACAGCCTTAACCCCGACAAGGTGCGGTACTACGTTGAGAAAGGATTGCTTTCGAAACGCATCGACCAACAGCCCGAGAGATTACTGTCGGAGCTTGTGATGCCACCACGCACTATAGCGTTTGCCATACTTGAGGACTGCCGGCTATCGGATGTGTACAACGAGGAGATGGCTGAAGAGTTCGCGAAAGAGTTGCTCGTTAATCGCGAGTATTACCGAGTTACAATCAGGGCGAGCGAAGTGGACGAATGGGCTAGGGAATGGAGGTTTGATAGAGGGATATGCTGACTAACAGCCTCGACCCCAACCGTGTGCGGTACTACGTTCAGATAGGGTTAATCTTAAAACGTATCGACGAGACGGAGAGAATACTTGCAGACCTTGGGCTGCCACCACGGGGAATAGCCCTTGCGATACTGGAAGACTGTAGGCTTTCCGATGTGCACAATGAGGCGATGGCTGAAGAATTTACAAAAGAGCTGGGCGTTAGTGGCGAGTATCACAGGGTAACGATTACGGCGAAGGAAGTTGACGGATGGGCTTTTGCGTGGAGGTGCTATAAAGGCTATGACGACTAACGAAGAATACCAAGAGGCAATGAAAAAGCTGGAGGACTGGCACAAGTATACTGGGTACGTTCAACCGCTGCTTGATACGATAAAAGGAAGGGTCGCATACCTCGAGGGCAAGGTGGCGAGGTATGAACGCCCAGAGTCAGGCCCCCATACTTACCGCGAGGAATTTTTCGTGCAAGCCGTCGATAACTTCGTTGAAGGTCTTACCACGACTAGTGATCAAGGTGGAGTCACTGTGGTCAAAAATCTGTCCTATCCATTCCAGGCCATTTGCCCGAGTGCTATTCAAATCCAGGGACATCCAGAGACTCTGCTCGGTACAACGGCTAGTGAGAGTGGAAAGCTTGGTAGCGGTGATGCTGTTGAGGGCGGGCGGAGTAGCCATTACATTCCCTTGTATGATGGTAGGCTTCACGTCGATTATCTCAGGAAGCTCCTTGAGAGGATACGTCTTGACACGGAGTGGGAGCGGAATCTCGCTTATGAACGTGACGAAGAGCAACTCACCGGGACAGGCTTTGAGCAGCTCGCACACTCTAAAAGAATCTGGCAGCTCGATGCGGTGTGGGACTTTGTTAAGCGGTATAACGCGGCACTGGGGAAGTAAGAATAGTTTTTGAGCCTGAAAGCGGTGGGTGCCTCCGCTGCTTTCAGGCACTTTCGAACGTGTGGCCCCGAGCGTACAATTCGGGGCTTTAGAATGCTTTTTTGCAGAATAAATGTAGGGTAAGTACCTGTAATCATTGGCGGCCTATTCCTAAGTAAAGAAAGTATTCTTTTCTGTTGACACTGATAGGCGTTTCGTGCGAATCTTAATGAATAGAAGGTAGCGATTAACGCTACCGCGAATGATGAGGCACAACAAAATGACAACTACTCTTAACACACGAAAATACTCAGCACCAGAATACGACGGTTTCCAAACAGCCCCCGAGATACTTCAGGCAATCGAGACCGTAGCAGGTGACGATATTTTAGCCGATTCTGTCGCTCGCAAAATCTGGACAGCTCCAACACAGGAGCAAGCTAACGCAGTTTACAAGATTGCGTTTTCGTTCACCGAGGAATCAGAGCTGTCTTGGGGAACTGAGAACGTTATCCGAATAGGAGTGTAACGACTAAGAGGGGCTGAAAGGCCCCAATGCAGGAGGCAAAATGATTACCTACGAATTTCTAGAAGAGTTTACCCTAACCATCATCACGGGCCTCTGCCTGGTGTTGTTTGTTGTGGACAGGATGCTATGACCACCCAAGGCCCCTCATCAGTCCCCCGCCACATCGCCTCTGCGATAGCCACCCTCACGATGCCCTCAAGGTTCGAGTGCTTCATTCGAGCTTACGGTGACGGCGAGAGGGCACGATTTGAGTGGGAGGGCTCTCTTCCGCAAAGGGAAGAAACGAGAGATAGGGAGCAGGCTCAGAAGGCTATCGATTCCGCTCGGGCAGTGTGTGCCGAGAACGGCTGGGAGTGGGGCGAGGTGGAGAAGTTGGCGAGAGAGTTATACCCGCAGTTGTTTAAGGAGGAGCGTGGAAAGTAGGTGGATTAAATGCAGCGATAGGATGCCGGAGAAGCCTGGGTATTACCTAACGTGGGACGGCCATAGTCGTCATGTAACCATCTTTGCCGAGTATACAGGCTGGCTACGCCTTCCCAGCATCACCCACTGGAGGCCCCTACCGGAGGCACTGATATGTACTCCGTAAGTCAGCTTGAAGACTTCGGTCTCTATCAACAATGGGGCGAGCAGCATAAGTACAAGCTCACGCCCGAAGGTAAATGGCTTACCGCCGACAGCAAAAATGCAGCTCTTGAAATGGCCCAGGAGGCCGCAGTCCGCAACCGAGACAAACTACGAACTGCGAGCCAACGATATGACGACGCGAACGCCCGAGAGTTAATCGAGTCACATGAGAAGTGGGGCGGGTTAACTGATGAGCAGTTAAGAACGATCATCGAGAGAGACGCCCGAGAGGCCAAGGCGTTGCAGAACAATCGTGAGATAATCGACGGCAGATATCGTAGGACCAGTGCAGCAACTGCCAACCAAGGAGCGAGAGAGTCGTTTGAAGTGGTGCAAAAAATGAAACGATACTTGGAGGCCCGTGTTCCATAACATCCCCACCGTAGTATTAAGAGAAGTCGTCGCCCAATACCGCCGCCCCATAGAGGCTCTAAAGATTGTCAGCGGTCAGGAGGAAGCAGCCCGCTATCTTCAAAAGATTGTGGACAGTAACCCACGAGAGCACTTTATAGTTCTGCACCTGGACGTTAAGAACCAAGTCGTGAGTTATAGTGTTACCGCCATCGGCACCCTCGATGCCTGCCTCGTACACCCCCGCGAGATTTTCCAGTCGGCGATACTGGCAGGAGCTTCAAGTATTATTATCGGGCACAATCACCCCTCGGGAATATTGGAGCCATCGAGGGAAGATATCGCAGTGACGCGAAGGCTCAAAGAGGTTGGGGAGATACTGGGCATCAGGGTCGTCGATAGCTTGATTGTCGGGCAGGAAGGGTTTACCAGCATAATGCACTAAGGAGAGGCATGAGAACAGAAAGCATAAGCGGCTGGATTGCCGCACACGACCACCTCCCCGGCTTCAACCGCATGGTAAAGATTAGCAGTCAGGCAAGAGGATGCCCAAAGATAACCGAGGTTAAGGCAGAAGAAGCTTCGCTTTCGCAGTGTGGTAACTGGCTTGTGTGGGGCTTCGATGCGGAGGGAAAGCGGGCAATCATTCGAGAGTACAACCTCTATTTGATTACCCACTGGAGAGCGATTTAACCTATTCTTTTTTGTTGACACGCGGTAGTGATTCGCGCTATTGTCATTTTGTTGAGTGAGTCGAAAGCATTCAACGAAACAAACGTTAACTTTGGAGGCATATGATAAATCCAGTCGAAGCAGCAAAGGCAATCAAAGCAGAGCTCAAAGCAAAGTATCCAACACGGAAATTTTCCGTACGAAGCGAACGCTTCTCAATGGGCAACTCGGTTAACGTGGTCTGTGATGAAGAGATTCTTGCACAGGTTCGCGACTCATCGAGAAGTATGAGTATGGAGCTTATGACGCTATGCAGGATCTAGCGTACTCAGTTCACAATCCCAACCTACCACAAGCCAAGTATGTATCTGCATACGTCTGGAGCAAGTAACGGACTACCGCCGGGGGCTCGAAAGGCCCTCGGCCCTAAAGACTACAAGGCACACCATGACAACCAAATACCCCGACCTGCAATACCATACCGAATCGGGCTACCTGTTCGCCGAGCTACCGCCAGAGTGGAGCGAGCCGCTTTACTTTGATGACTATACCGATGTCCCCGAAGATACGGCCAAGGAGATTGCAGGCTGGCTTGAGCGACAAGGCCCCAATCTCACCATTCGATTCTACGAGGATGCGGACCCCACCGCCGCCGATGGTTCGCGAGATAACTATGTCTATTGGTTCACGAGGGCACAATCATGAGCATCTTTACCTGCAATGCCTGCCACCAAGATGTAGACTCCGACAACTTCCCCTACGAGCTCGTCAGGATTAACACCCGACAGCTTTGCATCGATGATAGACCAATCTGCGAAACGTGTTTGATGGAGTTGGTTGAGGCAGTCCGAGATGGGAGCGGGAAGGACTTTGAGTACTGGGACTGCATGAAGGATGAATACGTCTCGGTCTTGAAGCTGATTAACGAAAACAAACTTTAACGACTACAGGGCTCCTTCGGGAGCCTTTTTCCTTTGTAACGCTATATAGCACCGCCCTGAATCACTTTGCCGGAACGGGTTCAAACAGGACTCGTTCCGCTTTATTACACCAAAAGAACCTGAGCCACCAAGCACCCAAGACGTGGGGACGGAACCCCATCTGGACGGCCCAACCTTCTGAGCCTTCTTTGATATCATCCTTGTAGGACGGTATCCCGAGGTGCAGCTGCTCGTCGTGGTAAACGTGCCCATTTCTCCCGAGTCTCAACCTTGCAACTGTCTGATTGTAAAACGTGTGACTGTGGCCTGTCATGAGAATGTCGGCATCGGGAACGAAGGATGCTCTACGCTCATGCGCGTTAAGGTTGGCCGACGCCTTTCCTGAGCTACTGCCGTGATGATAGTTGGCGATAACCTCAGATGACCGTCTACCGTCGTAGCAGAAGTTAAACATCAGAAAGCCGGAGTACCCGGCGTTGTGAATGCTAGAACCGGTTTTTGAATTCAACAGAGCGACTATCCGTTCCGTGATGTTTATTTCGGACCTCTTGAGGATAGAGGTCTCATGGTTACCCATCGCCAGGCCGATTATGTTGTGGGCATATGGCTCGAACCATTCCGCTGCACCCTCTGCGATGGCGTCAAAGTAATGGGGAACGTTATACTCTGACCGCATCGTTCCTTTTTCGCCCCGAGGATCGCTTCGCCCGTGTAAAATGTCAGCGAGGTCTCCGTTATCGAATACAGCCGCCCCCCGTTCTACCGCTTGATCGAGATGCTTCTTTTGCAATGCCCTATTGCTCTTCGGGCTATCCCAGTGGCGATCCGAAGACACGAGACACCACCACTCCCAGTCTTTTGATCTTGAGCATGGGACGTTAACTCTGAAGACGTTCTTACTTAGTCTGTCAGTTGTCCACGTTATCTTTTTGCTTCCGGTACCCAAGCCGCCAGAGGATTTTGGTAAGGTCGGTTGCGACGGCTTCGATCCATTCTTCGCTTTTTGTCCAGTCGGACGCGTGGAGGATTTCGTGGATGGTCGTGTCGAGCGTTTGCTTCTCACTCAGTCCTTTTCGGATGCGGATAACCCGCCCAGGCTCGTTGGGGTCTTCGCAGTTGCCGAGGGTATTCTTTCCCAGATAGGGAACGAACCGGACCTCATACCTTCTTCCCAAGATGGTGACATGCATACCCTGCCCTTGAGGCTAAGGGTAACACGAGACGGGGAGGGCCTGGCTAGTAGGGAAAGTTACCCTTTCTTTTTCCACCCCCTGGACACTTGGCGACTCACAATCCGGGTCAGCAAAGGGCCGTACATGCTCGAATACGCAGGCACTGCCCCGCAACCCTTATTTTCAGAAACGAAAAAAGCCCAGGAATTTCCTGAGCTTTCTTGCCGGTGCGACCGGATGCTTAGCTCCCCCGGGTGGGCTCGAACCACCGACACACGGATTAACAGTCCGTTGTGGCGTACCAAAAACTGAGGAAAAAGCAGTATAGCAGAGAAGGGCGACTCATAATCCGGGTCAGCCTGTTTTTTTCGGATTTGTTGCCTTGCCGAACGCATCGCTTGAGATCATTAGGTAATGGTCTTCAGAGACTTGGACGCTATGGCCCACCCAAGATGACACGGCATGAGCAGGACAACCCAGGTCAATCATGTGCGTTTCGAAGCTACGACGAAGGGTTTGAAAAGCATCCTCCCACATATCCAGCCCCGCCTTCTCAACGATCTTTGGCAGCTTCCTCCGCACGTTGGAGTACGAGGTTTCCACCACCAGGTCCCCCGTAGCGGCATCTTTAGCAGCAAGAAGTATCGGGAAGAGCTCCGCAACGATGGGGCAAACCCGCTCTTTGGTTTTGCCGGCGGCAATTCTAATGCTCTTCTTTTCCAGGTTGATGTCGGTCCAGGAAAGGGTGAACAGCTCCGATGGCACCCTAAGGCCCGCATACCGCCCAAGGCCAACGATAACCCGCCAGGGTAGGCTAGGACATGCCTTGATAAGCTTAATCGCATCCTCGGGCGTTACATAGTGCCTGACCGATGCCGCTACCGCCGTTGTCTTTAGCTTTCGGCAGGGGTTAACCTCAATCCACTCAAGGTCGCAGGCGTAATCAAAGAGCTGCTTAGCGTATCGGTTCAGGGTCCGGGCGTAGGCAAGGCTTCCACCGGTCTCGAATACCCAGGACTCAAACGCCGAAGCATCGGCTACGGTAAAGGACTCCACGGCTTTTGACTCCCCGAACTTCTCCACGAGCTTACCGAGGCTCTGACTCAGTTTACCAATGGACCTGTTCGCCAATGATGGGGTCTTCAATCTGGTAAACCGCTCAATGAGCATTTTTAGAGAGTGTTTTCCGTCGCCCTTTTTCGCCCTTGCCGCTGTTAACCCAATGGTAATCAGCCGATCAAGAAGAACGTCCCCGTCCGGTAGGCTGCCGAGCCATGAAGCCACTTCGCTATCCGGCGAGTTACCCGATAGTTTACAGGCAGCAAGGTGCTCCACTCTTCGTAGGATGGTTTCGGCTTGCTTCTTCGGGGTTCGCCCCAATCTTATTTTTGGGCGAGCATTGCCGATCACAACCATTATCACCCGCAACCCGTCCGCACTTGTACTCAATGAGGCCATCTTGTTTTCCTTGGTTCGCAAAAAGAAATGCGGGCGGCAACTTGCCACCCGCTTGAATGAACTTTAGGGCGTTACCCTTGCTAGGCAACGTACTGCTCTTCTTCGCAGTAGTTCAGCATCACGTCATCAACCAACATCGAAGCAAGTTGTGCCGCGAGGCTTCTTTTGAAAAACTCTGCCTTATCGCGATAAGGCTGTGGGATCTGCTCATAATCGACCAGCCGCGAGAGCAGGAGGTCGCCTAGCCGCCCCTCGCTGACATGCTCCTTTAGCAGCTCATGGGCTTTGGCTGCCAAAATTCGAGCAAAGGTCATCTCGGGCAATAGCCCCCGCTCTTCTGCCGCTTTCCATAGCTGTGCATGGTCCGCATGAATCTCATCGAGCCCTGCCTCAAATGCCGAGCGTACACCAATCCAATCAATAATACTTGTCATCTCAAATCCCCTTTTGTCTCGCTGGTGATGTCAATGCCGTCCAAGGTCAGCGAGTCGTAACCTTGGGGGCATGGTGAATGAACTGTATCTAATGAAGTCCGTGAGGCAATGAACGCCTCTAGTGCGCTTAGGCTGTAACGCTTACACGTTCCAATTCTGATGCAAGATATCTCTCCATCGTTAACCAAAGACCATAGCGTTCGCTCTGAGATGCTCAACAATCGAGCCGCATCCCTGCTACAAACCAGCAGCCGGTCATCAAATGATGTCGGTATCGCCGCACCCTGGGCATTGTTGCCGTCGGATTTGTTCGAGGTACTTTTCTTCATCGCTTGGATCTCCCATCTTGGTAAACTCAATAAGCCCCTCGACCAAAACACTCGCAAGAAACGCGCTCAGGCTTTGCCCTTTCATTCTGGCCCGAGTCTCATAGGTGGTCGGAAACCATCCAAAGTCGCAAAGCCTCGACTCGATTGCAAAGGCAATGTCATGCTCGTCTAGTACAACGTTGCCGCTCTTTGCAGCTATGACAACATTGCCGCTCTTCGTAGCGTCCCTCGACAACTTACGAGCCACAACAACGTCAAGCCGATACCCAAGGTCTTCGGCTACCTTGTTCCAGTGGGCTTTGTTCTCAAAGACTTCGCCCAGTCCAGAGTCAAAAACCTTTTGCACTTCAGTCCAGTTTGTCATTTCAATGCCTCAATCATTTCGCTAGTAACGTGGATACCGAGACGACCGAGATCACCGACGGTCATTCGGGGTAATACTTGATCACTATCGGGCCGCAACGTTCTCGCTGCGGGCTCCTTACTCAGGGTGACATCATCCCGAAAGCGGCAATCAAACTTGCCCGACTCATCCGGGAAGTCGAAGTAGCCCTCGATGCGGTCCTTGGCGTAGTTTGCCTTCTTCAAACACTGCCGCAATTCATCCGGCAACACGTTGGGCCGCATCTTGACTGACTTATGCTTGTCATCAATCTGTTCAACGACCTCAACGGCCCCAAGGCAATCACTGGCAAACTTAGCGGTCTTAACGCCGTTAATCTTGAGGAACAGTTTGTAATCGGCAGCGGATAGGATTGTGTCGGTTCTTTCCTTGCCGAACCTCCCCTCCACCATCGATACTTCATGGGCGGTCAGGCAGGTGGAGATTCCACTCTTGGCTCCGCGTACGATGTTGTGCTCGATGCAGTCCAATGGCTGCAATGTTGCAAACTCATCAATATCGAAAAGCACAACTTCCTTGCTCTGCCGTGAGAGATACCGCGTTGAGGTATAATCGAACAGGAACGCGAACACCTTATCCAACGATGCCGCGTATTCATCCGACCATTCCAATACCAATACTCCACTTTGTATGGGAAGCGTTATTCGCTTCTTGCAGGTCATATCGATAGCAGCAAAAACACCCAACGGCCCGAACCTTGAAACGAGCGTCACCTGGGTATCTCGCTTACTATCGTTACCGCCGAACACCCCATAAGGATTACCGAGATCAGCCGCTACGCTCAAAAGAGTTTGCAATGTAGGGTTGCACGTTATCCGCACGATGTCGGCAAGCAATGCTTTACCTGGTGCGAGCTTGTGCAACAACGCCGTGCAGTTCTCGATCATAAGCCTGCACATCGATTGAAAGAACTCGTCCTTTTGGTCTGCAATCGAAGGGCTCAATTTACTCGCAAGGAGCTGCCGCCCCGTAGCGGTGGTTATCATGCTCGCAAAATCAATCCCAACACCATCAGCGTATTTCGTGCTGACGGTGTATATCGGTGTCCCTTTCGGCGCTTTGTCGAGGTACCAGTCATACATCTCATGGGCATTGTCCAAGGTGTACACAATGGCACCACCGTTAACGTAGTCCCTACGGATACGCTTCAGCAGTGCCGACTTGCCACTTCTCGGGCTACCGAGGATGAGCACACGAAGCGGGCCATCGTTGGTGTTGAATGTGTGGTCTCCTAGTCTGATTTTCATAGCGGCCTACCTCGGATGTTCTTATACTTCGGCATGTCGCCGATGATTACACCCCACACGAGAGCGCCAAAGATTGCGGATGCAATTCCAAAGTTGCGACTTTCGTTGTGGTCGAAACCGAACCAGCTGAAGGCTAGGTAAGCTGGAACGGTAAACACCGCTGCAACAAACGTCATGATGATCGCTCCAACAATCATCCTGAATAGCCAGTCAACGATGTATATGAAAGGGCTGATGAACAACGCCCAAAGGAATTTCAATATCATCTTTAAGACCCTTTCTTCCTTGCGACATAAATACCGCAGCCCGTAGCGAAATATGCAATGGACCAGGAAAGCCACTCCGGTGGCTCCGCTCTACCAAAGCAAAGCACTACCGGAACCACTGCAATGAAGACTACGAACATCCCAACCTCTAGGACGACGAACGATAGTACGAGCCATCGCCACAGCGTGATTGCTGCGGACCTGCCGACCTTGTATAAGGCTTCTTTTTTCATAACGACTGACCTCTTTTTTGCTCTTGCTTCTCCCACAACTTCGGGCCGATGACCTTCACCGACCACCCATGCTTTCTCGCCAGCATCCGTAGCTGGTCTTCTTGTTCTTCGGTCTTAATCGCCTTGCCGCGAATGATGACCTTGGTACCTTTTGGCAACGTTAACTTTGGAACCCTGGCCAACTTGAATGCCTTCTTGCCTATCGCGAGAGCGTGGTCCAATGAATCGCACTTTGTTCGTCGTATCGCTGTAATTGCTGCACGATGGCCGGTCATGGATGTTGGTTTGCTAACGTCCTCAACGAATTGATCGAGGTTACGCACCCTGACCTTTTCCTGCCCTTGAGCTTTGACAATCGCCCAGGCTTTGACAGCCCGCACAAAAGGCTCCTTGATGAGGTCTTGATAAATGCTTTGCCAAAAGCCCCTTGGTTGTTCGAGCTTCTGGGCCTGGCCGTCGTTGGCAAAAACCTTTGCCCACTTCTTTGATTCTTCGCGAATGTCGAGATTCTTTTGCTTCTTTGGTCGCGTATTCTTCAGGGCGTAGGCCAACGTCTTACCCTTTTTCGGCAGCTTCCTGCCCTTCTTAACCTCCTGTTCCTTGATGTACTCTATTGCCTTTTCTTTCCGCGCCGTTCGATTAAACTTATTCGTGATGCCCTTGGCGATTGCCTGCTCTGACTTATCATCGAAGTCCATTGCAAAGCCCGTAGCCTTTTCAAGGCTGCCGCAAAGGTCGATTTGCGTGATGCGATTGTCAGCCTTGATGTTGTGAAACGCGGGCCGAGCGTCCAACGTTCTTATCTGCTGTGTCTCTTTAACGATACACTTGTCAGCTATGAATACATGGACGTGGTACGATGCATGGCCTTCACGAGTCGAGGCGTGAACCATGCTCACAGCTAGAAGCTCGCACTCTTTCTTTACTGCACCACCTGCCCCAGTGCGGGCCGCTAATCTTTGCTCCAACCTATCAAGCAGCCTTTGCACCACTGGCTTGATGCCTTCATGCACCGCCTTTTGTTGTCCCTCCCAGGACATCATCGCCATGGCTTTGGATACCGAGGGCGATAGAAGAATTGTGGCCTCAAGGAAAGCCATCTTGTTTAGCTGAGCCGTCTTCGATATTGGCTCGCCATTGGGCATAAGCCCTTTCGAATACTGAATGATGTGAAATGGATCGGTAAAATCGATGCCTAGTTTGTCGGTGCCATCGGTGCCGAAAATGCCAAGCTGCAAAGCCTCTTTGATGACTTCTTTTTCTCGGAGGTATTTGCCATCGTTGTGGTTGTTGAGCTTGAGCACGGCATAGGGCTTTCAGGGTGGAAGAACGAAAAAGGGGACTCCGTTCCCCAAGAACAATCAACGTGTCGAACTTTCGAGCACGTTTCGCACGTATGCCGAAACTGGCATACCAGCAACACTGGCGAGCCCCCCAAGCCTTTCGCGTAAAACCATCCGGGTATCTTGCTCATTGTTCCATTCCTGGTAACACACTAAGCAAGCAAGCTACCCACATCCTCCTAGGTGGTCTCTGTCCTACTGTCCGAATGACAATGCCCGACCGCTGCCTTGCAGTCTGACGACACGCTAAAACTGAGATGAACCTTTGGACTCCGCCCGTAGTCGCTAACAACCTCCTTTCTTTCATACGGTTGCGTTGTACACGAGACGCGCTTTACGACTCCCTAGAACCATTACGCCTGAGCGTGGGAGTCGCTCCCGAATTGATGCCGGACGTCATGCGGTAGTCATGTCGCTATTAGCAGTTACGCTAAGTGGCGAGCGAGTCACCACAAGGATTCCTCCCCGCGATACTCACCCCGCATCGTGCGGGCTTTCATCGACTCAACGAGCAAGCCACGATTACCGATCTCGCTCGTCCGATTCGCAATTTGGCACCATCTCTATCCGCATTTACCCCAATGCCTTACGCTACTCACCACCGAGCGTCACCGCTTGATGGCTCCAGTTCAGGGCAAGGTAACGCTCTAAAGGCCCTCCCTCTAAAGCGTCCCCTCGTCACGGTCCTTCCGTGATTCGTCCGACACTCCATCGTCGCAACAAAATCCTGCACGGCTTTTATTTTCCTTGCACCCGCCGGGCACCTCTCGATGCAAACGGGCGCGACCTAAGTTTATGTTGATAGTTACGCGACACCTTGAGGATCGCACATCAAGGGGCTAACCGTACATCTTGGAAGCGACGGCCAGGACATTATGAGCATATAACCTACCCTCCGGCCCAAGGTCTTTGATGATGCCCTTGAGGGACTTTGCTTTATTCTTTGCGAGAAGGTTATCCACCCTCCCATAACCTTGGTTGTATGCGGTCAAAGCCAGCTCTTTGTCACCCTTGTAATAGTCGATAAGGTGCCTCAAATAAGCCGCCCCGATAAAGACATTCTGCCTGTGGTCGAATGGATTGTATCGACCACCTACGTTCAATCTCGCGTGCCACTCTCTGCCCGTCCCGTCAAGCAATTGAGATAGGCCCTTGGCCCCGACCGGACTGACCGCGTTAGGATCTTTACCGCTCTCGATTCTCACAAGTGCATGCACTAGACTTCTAGGGATGCCCTGCTTATCTGCTGCCTGGTTGATAGCGGCATCGATAATTGAAGGTGGTGCTTTCGGCTTAGTCCCCCACCCTCTCAGAAGGTCATACTTCGCCTTACCCGATGGCAGTTGCCCAACTCCAGAAACTCCAGAGTTGGGCGTCAGGAAGACGAAGCCGAGTAGTCCGGCTGCTATAAGTAAGCCGACATCCTCGGAGGCCACTATTTACCCTTCCCTTGAGCAGCAGAAGCTTTGCCGCTGCTCATTGGGTCAACGCCCATCACCTGTGATTGAAACATGATGTAGCAGGTCACGAGGCCTGAAATCATGAATACGTGAATCACCGTGGTAATTAGCCCCGATAGACTGAATATGTTGTCCTTCACTCGCGTCATCAGTGTTGGGCCATCTGACGAAAAGAGCTTCTTAGTAACTATGAAGATCAAAGCGCCTACCGCTAGGGCTCCAATCAGTTCTTGTAGTGGTATAGTTCCCATAATTCTTAATCTCCAAACGTAAGGTTAGCCCACCGCGCAATTGCGGAGCAACCACGAAGTGGGCTTGTTTAGTATTTACGAGCCGTTAGCCTCGTCTGCTGTTGCTGCTGGCTCTGCCTGGGGACACCTCGAAGGCATCACATAGCAGATAATCGGCTTACCTGTCCTGTACGTTTCCTCCTTCACCTCTCTCTTGGTAACCGAACGATGCCCCACCGTGAGATGGAACTCTCCGAGCCCGTTCTGGTCCATCAAAGCACACCCCGACGTAGTCACCATAATCAGCCCGCAAACAATCGCCAAAAGTGCGTAGTGAATGAATGTATCCTTCTCAGCTATTCTCATTTTAAAACCCTCCAAAAACCTAATCAATTAAACGTTAACTAAACCATCGTTGCGGAACTCTTCTTTCACCGCCCTCAACTCCTCCATGAGAGCATCGAAAACCTGCATTGGCTTACACCCGCGAGCGTGCAGGTAATCCCAATGGATTCCCTGAAACGTATCGAGGTGCCGGCCCCACACGAGCATCGTTAGCTCGTTCATTCTCTTTTTCCACTCCTCAAGAGTGAGCTTGCTTCCCTTTTCCATCGTTGCCTCCTTACTCGTTATTCAAAACCGCGTGACTGTAACTCTGAGAATCCCGGTCATGCGGTACCAGCTTCCAGCCCCCCACAACCGGCTTAAAGCCCTCTTTGTTCCAGGCCGGCGTATACCAATGCTCTGGCTCGTACAAGCTAACCAGGCCCACTATGCGGCCCGCAGGGGCGTATAGTGCTGGATACCTACAACCCCACTGCTCTTTCGTCACAAACGACTGAGCCTCTTTCAAGCTTTTGCCGTAGACCGCAGCCAAGAGGATGGCGGTACTGATTACCTCGTGCCGCTGCTTGTGTTCGTATGATGCGATTGCCGCTTTTTCCTGTGCAGTTAGTTTCACGTTGTCTCCTGTCGTTTGCAGTCGCTTGCTGCCTGTATATAGAGATACGTCAAAAGCATCAAAGTGCTCAAGGTATTTGTTGCAACGCAAAAGAATAGTTGTCAGTTAGGAGCTAACCGATTGAAATGACAATGCAATAGAAGGGGCTAACGCCGTTTATTTATCGGACAATTCGATGCTGAGGTAATCCCGAGCAAGAGAAAGCAGCCGCTTCCATTGGGTATTGATGTAATCGAGCTCCTTTGAAACCTTGCCCTCAACATTGTCGGGAAGAGTTGGGAGAGCAACGTATAGAGCAGCAATGAGCATGTTCACGGCGAGAACAACACGCTTAATGTCGCCCTCGTACTTTGTGACGTACTTCGGCAGCAACGAGGAAATGAGTTTGGAGATGAGCTTGTCTTTGAGTCCGCCGAAGAATGTTCCCATGGCTCTATAATGTCATTTCCAAATCGAGTGCACTAGTACCCCAGTACCCTGCCGGCACCACTCAAGAGGTCTGCCGGCCTCATCAACCTCGGGTTTTTCGCACACCTGGGAGGGGACTGTCTCCCAATACTCAATATCGTAGTCATCCGGCATCAATGAGCAGGAGCCCGCATGAAGTGTCAGGTAAATTAGCAAGAAAACTTTACTCGCCGACCACGCCATTTCTGAAAAATCCATACCTTAGTAGTGGACTCAGGGGCCCGAAACAAGCTCCGCCCTCATGCAGTGTAATGAACTGTGACCGGTCAAAGATCTCCATCGGTGTGAGGTTGGTACCAGTCCCGCTATAGTAACGGTTACCACCTCCATCGAACGGACCGAAGAACCTTAGCGAGCCGACGAAGCTACCGCTCGGAAAGGAATGGATACTTACCGAGTCCCCGCGATAGGGTGTTATCCAAAGAGGCTTGTTCGCTCTGATGTCACCGATGGCTTTGTCATCAGCGAATTGCTTAAATAGTCGCGGTCGTTCAATCGCCCTGCACTCTGCCGCTTCAGGAACGATAGGCAATGGCTTGAGGTACTCAAATAAAGCTCTGAGGTGTTGCAGGCTAGGTGCTGCCCTTCTTGCGCGAGGGTCCACGAACGGCCCTGATGCGAGCCTTAGATTTAGAGTACGCGACCAGATGAACCTAGTACAGTGAACGAAGTCCTGTAGAAATAGAGGAAGGTTAATGTCCTCAACACTATCGCCGTCTAAAGACACGTTGCATGGTGGTGGCACTCTCGCATTGATTCCATGCCGCTCTAGCTTGAAGCCCTTTGATGCGTTAACACCGCCGACTGGGTTCTCTACGATTACCGCCCAAGGGCAAGCCTGAGCGGCTACACGAGCTTGTGCGCGAAAAGCCCTCTTAGAGAGGTTGTGCTCTAGTGTTGGTGACAATTCCAGGACGACACTCGGGAATTGGCTGAAGAGGTCGCAATACTTCCGTACTCTAGTATCAAGATGCCGCACGAGCTTAGGATCGTTTCGCTCCCAAGCACGAGAGAACCCCTGCTTACTGTAGCCGAAGTGTGGCTCGTATCTTCCGAGCTGACCATTCCTTAACCCCGGCCCATTGAAAAAATGCGAACGCCAGGATTTCACCCGACCAGTAGCAAGTACCGCTCTAATCGGTCGCAGAGAGGTTCCGAACGTCCAATCAAGATTACCGCCAACAAAATCCGGTGGTATTAGCTCAACAGTATCCTTCAAGGGAAACCGTGGATGTTGCAATCCGAGAAGGTCAAGTCCAACGTCTTGAGCAAATGCCGACTGCACGAATAGGAATAGAGCCCAGAGTAGCTTACGCATAAGGAAACTCCTCACGACATATCATCGCAATGACCCGTTCAGATCTCTCGCCGACCTGCTTTGCATACGCCGACTTCCGTATGCCGGCCTCGACTCCTGCCCAATCTTCCCGGAGCCCACATCGAAGGGTATTACGGAAGGCGAGCATCCTTTGAAAGCCAAGATTGAACGCGAAGTTGACCCATCCCAGTCGCCGGTTATCGCTCCACTTCTCCCAGAGCCCTTTTCCGAAGATGGAGATGCAAGCCTTCTCCGCTGACTGAACATCTTCGGCGAGCATCTGATAGGCAGTAGTTTCAGTGATGCCGACATCAGAAAGATTTCGTCCTGCACCTATCGTGGTTTTCCCAGCAGTGCACAGATACGGCTTTAGCTTCAGTCCCTCATCTCTGACAAACATCTTACGGACCTTTAGAGTGTCCATCCTACTTAGGGCTCTCGCCCGAGGCGTGTTGCTTTGTACTGATTTCGATTCCCAGCCAAGGAACTTTGAAGTCCATGTTGCTATTCTTGAGATCACCGAGGATGGCATAAGCGGCCCCCAAAACCAGAAAGGCTATAAAGACGGTCATCGGAACTTGATTCTTGCCGGCTGCAAGCTTGGTCACTGTATCGAGCTGCTCGAAGAACTGAGCTACCGTGGCCGTGTTGGATTCGATTCTTTTTAGAACTTCGTGATTGCCCACATGCGTAGTCTCCAGCCGAATAATGGCCGCATGAGTTTCCATCGTGAGCCTCAGCACTTCGCTCAATTGCTGCTGTTGAATCGGCGAGAGTTCGGTCATGCGTTAGTCCCCTGAGTATATGGACAGGGTAACACGGCATTATAGTAGTGCGGTATTAGGCTATTTAAGCCCCAGGAATCGAGCGAGTGTCAAAACCTTACTACCCAATATCTTGCCGGCAGTGCCCTCGCTATAAGACCCCGGCAGTGCAGTTGCCCACGGGTCACTACCACCCCCGCCTGTGTCAACAGTAAGGCTATTGGAACTAACGACCACGACGATTCTAACATTGTAGGCCCCGGTCGTACTGATAAATGGAGAACCACCGCCGTTAGAAAACAGGTTGCCAGTTACCGTGAGAGTGTGGTCGCTCTCGTCTGGCTTAATCACCCAACTATTCACGACAAAGAAGTAGGGACTTACCACCTGACCGCTACCTATTGAATCGCCACCGATAGTTTCGAGTGCAATCGGCCACTTAGCGTTATCGCTCAACAGGAACCACTCCTTCCACTCCTCGTAGAGGTCTTGAGCGTTGAAGGAAAAGACGCCGGCATCGACTGTAATTATTCTTGTTGCCCCGTCGAAAGTGAATGCCATAAATACTTTAGGGGTTTAGATATTGCCTATCTGTGAATTGTGACACAGGAATCGTCGCATCAGTAGTACCGCTATTCAGTCCCCATATATCAGCGGGCAGGAAGTTGAGGTGATTGATCATGATGTTAATCGTCGTGGAACCCTCAACATCAAAGGCAAACGAAGTGCCGCTACTGTCCGTGCCGGCCAGCTCAACATCGTTAACCCCCGCACTGTCAGAATACACCCGCACTTCCGAATCTGTCTCAAGTCCAGTAAGGGTTATCGTCACGGTATCGAGAGGGTAGGCTACTGCATTCTGGTCACTCGATGTTGTAACGGTATCAATTCTCAGATAAGTGATTGCGTTCGTTGCGGAAGTGGTTCCTGTGACTATTCGCACCTGCAACTTAACACCGTCAGCCGCTACAAGCCCCGACTCGAATGGTAGTTGATTGAAGACTAGAACCCCGGATACCGCCCCGGAATTAACAACGTTTACAACTACAGTCGTTGCATTTGTAATGCTTGATACTCTTGCGTTGGTTCCAATGCCCGTTCCGAAAACATAATCACCAACTGCAACTCCGGTGGTTGAGGTCATTGTCACATTAGAAGATGCCGCTGATCCCCCCGCCCCAGTTCTCTTGTAGGCAAGATTTCGCCAAGATGCGTTGTACCCACTGCCGTCGTTCTTATCTATCTTGTAATAGATGTCGTGGTTATTGGGGTTCGTTCCCGTGAACGTTGGCTGCGTTGCCGTTGCAGGAAGAAAGCTAGTAACCCCCTGCATGTAGTAGGGCAATGTAAAGACAATTTCATCGTTGGCCGTAGCCATGATGAGCTGTCCGGCTGAGGTGAACTTTGGCGTCCCCGCAATAACAGAATACGCCGAAGCTGATGGCTCTACCGATGTCTTCTCGTTCATATGAATGACAAGCCGGCCTGCTGTAGTAGAGGTCCAAGCATCGCAGAAGTGCGTACCGTACACCGCAGTTTGACCAGTCACAGAATTAGTAAGTCTGCACCCCTTGAACTGTCCATTCAGTACCGAGATGGCCTGAGAATCCGCACCATCACCCCAAACGCATTCGGCAAGAAATCGAGTGGTTGAATTTACCTGAGTCCCAAACAAACTTGTTCTAGTATTCTGGCAATAAACCCTTTGCACGCTAATATCGCTGCAAAGTCCATTCTCTTGCACAAGAACGCCGGTAGCATTAGCCGACCCGCAATCGTAGGGCGATGCCGCCGTTCCGATATTGCGAACTTTAATGCCTGAGCAATTCAGGCCGATGTTTACTATCGCAGTGTAGGGGTGAACGTTTGCGAGAGAGTCGTAATTTGCAAAGCCCGAAACGGTAATGTTGCTGCAAAAGGCGGTGATATCGAACGCAGAGACAGGTCCGACACTAGTAGTTGTCGTTCCTAGTCTGTCATAGTACTTCGTATTAGTGAGTGTCATGTCGCGAGAAGTGGTAATTAAAAACCTGCCATCTCCCGCTATGCAATCTGTCAAAGTGAAGTTCGATACACGAAGAAAGTTAAACGCTACTGGAGTTGTCGAAGCCTTTACCGCCGCTGAAATACACCTCACATTATCGAAATCAAACCCATCCATATCAGTGAATGAGCCAATAACCTGAGACGCCGACGCCATTGTTGGTCGCATGAAAATGCAATCCGTAATCGTACCGCCAGCAAAGCAGGTACTAATCACAAGCGGAGATCCAACCGCTGCAATGTTTGTTGCCGGAAGCCCCACATGGCACTCGGTGAGCACAACAGGCGATGCAATCTCTGAGAACGCCAGTTGCTCTAGAAATGCACAGTTGGTAAGCGAAAGAGAATAAGCTTGTCCCGCATTGATGTAAAAACCAGAACAGATAACTTTATCAATGCTGATAGCACCCGATGTTGTTGTGGTTAGATCCCACCGTGTGGCCAAGGTGGCACTCAGGCTGTTGACGGCAAATGCTGCCGTGGCCGCCGATCCAATAATGATATTTGGGATTCTTACCTTTGCGCCCGTTGCCGGCAGATTAGCACAACTAGTACCGCCCGAAGTCGATCCGATATAAAGCACACCAGAAGCTGTGATGTGCACAACCTTCGACCTATCATCGGTAGTCGTTACCGGATAGTTTGTTGTTCCTATCTGCACACCGCAGTTAGGCCAGAACTCATAGACCCCCGAGCCGCTCGATGTTTCAATCCACACTCCAGGGTATTGGTCCGCCACTGGGAGCTGAATCGTCTGAGCCCTTGCCCCCGATATTGTATCGTCCAGCTCAAACCAATCGCCCGTCATCGATAGAGTGCCCAATCGTGGCACTGTTATCGTCGTGGCCTCTTCCCCGACAATATGAATCCAGCCCTTTTTTCCGCCGGTGGATGAATTAACTACTGCTTTCACAACAGATGAAACACTTAGGTTCTCATTGTCCTGAAAGGTCCCGGTCTTTGACCGAAGCTTAATATACCCCGCCGCAGACGTAGCACCACCAGAAGCCGACGCCGCAACACCGTATCCAGTGAACCATCCGATAACCTCGCCAGTTGCTCCCGACGTGTCGCCGGTAAGAGTGCTGCCGGCTGCTGGAATTGTCGAGACCCCACCATCATACTTAATCCACCAGACAGTCGTGCCGTCAATAAGACACGTCCCGCCAGTGGTTGACGAGATGGTGATATTGCCAATGACAGCAGCTTGCTGTGCCCACCTCACATCAGAGTTGATCGTGAGCGTTGCCCCGGTGTCAATCGTGATGTCCTCGCCGTTGGCTAGGCCAGAGATTGCCGCATCATCGAAATTTCTGCTGGTAGAAATCGTTTGGTTAGCGATTTAGGGCCTCCATTTCAGCATACTTCCATCTATATCCGCCACACGTATGCCTTCCCGACGTTCCTTTGAGTACGCGGCAAATTGTACTTGGACTACGCCTTACGGACAAAGCTGCTTCCTCAAGGCTGTTAAAAATCGCTCCATCACTCCTAACTACGGAGCGTCTTTTTGATGCTGCAATCTTTTCTCTAATCTCAGAAGAGTGCCTTATCGTACTCGACCATTGCCTTCTGAGTTCTTTTTCTTCTTGAGTCCATGGTCTTCGCTTACGAGGGATATATGGAGTCTTACCCTTACGTCCAACTTTGTCATAGTATCGCTTTCGCGATTCTGACATTCGCGTTCTCGCCTCTTCGGAGTACTTGCCGCTCGCTCCCCCTTCTTTCAAGTTATAACCGCCAGGAGCGATGGTGTTGTAAAAGCGAATCCAGTATCTTTCTTTTGTATCAAGCTCTTCGTTTGTAGATGCAGAATCAATGATCTCAAACGTGAAATTGTCTCGACCATATTTTAAGATGGCTGACTTAATTGCATTTCTCGCAGGACTCGACTTAGTAGAACAGTGGGATGACCATCGTCTTTTTATCAGCCCACGACATTGGCCAATGTACTTCTTGCCTGAAATTTTGTTCGTGATTGCATAGATGACCATATGTCCTAACTAGGGATAACATATCGAAACCATTACGGATTCAAATAATTTCTCTCAATCGGGGCGACCAACGAAATCGCATTAGCTGTCGATCTCGTTAGTGTTCCAGTCGCGAGTACATATTGCGCTCCAGAGAGCCCGATGGCAACGGCTGTTAGTGGTGCGTCTTCCGCGTCCGACCCTGCACCGCGTTGAACGTTAGTGTCATATTCGTACCCAAACGAAACGCTCGATGCTGCACTCACTCTTCCACCCATGCAAACGTAGACCGTTCCACCAGTATCGGCAGTAGAACCTTCGTTTGCCGCGGTGTTGGCATACGTGAAAGTTGTTGCAGTCGGAACCGAGGCAACTTCAAATGTTCCGTTGTAGCTCGACCCGCCCACGCCTGATACTTCTACGATGTCACCAATCGCAAGCCCGTGCGATGCCGATGTGGTAATCGTTGTAACATTACTGTTTCGCAGTCTGAATGTAGTTGAGTACGACTCACTGGACCTAGGAATGATTGCCGTTGCTGTACCGAAGTCTGCGCCGGTATTAGTCCCAGCATCATCATTGGTGAAGAACACTCGATAAACCGCATTGCTATCACCCGAAAGAGTTGAGCTGAAATTGAGCGTTAAGTTTGCAGTGTACGGGAATGTTCTCTCGGTATTGGTATTATCGAGAAACGTGATTCTGTTGATATCGGCAACTTGGAAGTCGTCGATATACACACCATTTCCACCCGCCTCTGGGTTCGTTGCATACTTGGTCTTTAGAGTATCGCCCACGAACTCAAGTAGCTCAGGAGCAATCTTACCAACGAGCGAGCTGGCATCAGCATCAATGTCGGTTGTTCTTCGGAGACTCCACTGAACGAACTCGTAAATCTGCTCTGCTGTTCCCGCGTTACCGTCGATGATGATACCGAAGTTACGAGAAACACCGCCGATTACTCTGGCCTGAGCTGAGTTGTAAAAGGTTATACTCATCCCATCGTATGGAGCAATGTCGGCCACGTTGTTAGAGTCGGCATCGATAGCAACATCCGCTGCTGTAATCTTAATGTCGGCTGAAGTGGCGAGCGGAAAACGATAAACCTGGTAGGTCATCGTTGTTACACCGATTGCTGTGAGGTCAGAGGTTGCGTACTTGTCGCCTTGCTCTCTTGCGAAGAGCTTCATGTAGGAGCGAGTGTCAACGGGGCCGGTGCTGTTGTAAACCTGCACGGCTTGATTGACTACGCCAGTGAGTACGAAGTTAGTGGTAGCAGCCCCCGAAACGGTCTGGTAGTAAACCTGCGTACCGGTCTCAAGAGAACCGAGAGTTACGACGCCGGCATATTCTGCTGTGGTTGTTCCAGAGGCATTTACTTCTTGCCATCCGCCCGTTCTGATTAGCTGCCTTGTCGTAGTATCGTTCCAGTTCCATCCGTTATTCCGTGAGGATACACCGATCTGCATCGCCTCATCAGTAATCGGAGTCATCGGGAAGTCGTACTTAATCAGCGAGGCATCAGTTCTCCACTCTTCTTTCAAGAAAGAGTAAACCGCCTTGAGAGTAACGCCGTCAGTAGAAAGGTTGCCGGCAATAGCAAGATCGATAGTCTTTGCCGAAGTGTCGATGGTTACTTCAGTAGCTTGATTTAAGAGATCCGGGTCGCTGATTAGTGCCATGGCTTATTCTGTTCCTTCTAGCGAAATAATATCCTCGTAGCTCTTCCCCAAAAGCCTTGCGAAGTTCCGAGTATCCACTTCATTCGATGCATAGGCACTTTGCTTTACGCCGTGCGGGTCGCCAACATCCCATCGTTCTGGGAACAGGCTCCATCCAGGGAAGTTGGGGAGCTTTTCATACTTTGCTTTCAAGGCAACAAGCTCAGGGGTCATCTCAACCATCTCGCCCTCGACCTTTCTGCGAATAGCAAAAAGCTTCTGCTTGAGTGCCCTTCTTTCGTTTCTTGCTTCTGCGTAGCTTAGTTCTGCCATGGTTGTTAGCTGTAAGTTAGGCTTGCTCGATTGTCCCAGATGTTGTCAAAAGCCTCATCACCATCGGCGAAAAGTACGTTCCCCGACGCGTTAGTCATTCGCTTGATGCGCCAAACGGCAGAGGCCGCAGAGGCTCCAGGAGTAGAATACCCCAGATAGGTGTAGGTCGTCACCTCGTCAATTCTTATCGTTTGCTCGCCTGAGCCCGGCTGCTCGTATATGACCATGAGGTCGTCGGCATCGTCCATCGCGGTGGTGTCATAGTCCAAGGTGAGAACGTTTGCTGCGAGTGCTCCGCCCTTCAATGGGGCATTGAACTGATAAATGATAACACCGTCGGTTAGGTTCGTTATGAGCTTAAAGCCTTCAATCGTCAAAGAGGGTAGCCCCGATATGGTTACGGTCCTTGCAGAGGCATCGAAGGTGTAGGAGCTCGATGCGACAATCATAGCGATACCGCCATGGCTATGATTAGGTCTTCGTCCGAACCGCTACCTGCTGGTCCTTGAGCACCCTCTGGGCCTTGAGTGCCGACGGTCACAACGGAGATAGAGTCCTCGACAATCGCTACGGTATCGGTACTTGTTAGGGTGACAACACTAATAGCGTTAGACTCCGAAATGCTTATAGTTCCCGAATCCACCTCGATAACCGAAACCACCGGGGTAGAGACAACGATAGTGCTCCCGGTAACAGTTACCGTAGAAACGTTATCGCTTTCGGTGACAACGGTATCGGTCATTTAGCGGGTTATCTCCCGAGCAACCGTAAAGTTGCCTTTCATGAGCTTCTTTACTCGACCAGCCCCCGAGATCAGCTCAAGGTCATACCGAAATATCCCAATGGGAAGTGCGGCCATATCAGTCGGAGAAACATCAAACGTTATTGTGCCGGCAACACCGCCCAATGAAATTCTAGAGTTCTCCGTGGTGCACTCAAGTAGTGTAGCAGTCGCGTCCTCCGACCGCCTTACCTGCATTCTTGCTGTATAGCCAGTTAGGTTGACTAGTGCCCCCGCCGCATCGGTCCACGTTAGAACCTTATCGAAGTTCTCTCCTTGCTCTATTTCAAGATCGTAAACCCCAGCACCCATTGGCCTCCTATACGTTCTCTAACGCTGCAACTCTAGCCTCAAGGATTTGAATCGACTTAACCAGCCGGCCAATGAGGAACGAAGCATCAACGCCCTGATAAATAGGGTCGCCCTCAGCGGTCACAGCATCCTTGGTCCCAGTTACCGCATGAGGCACAACCATCGCTAGTTCATGGGCAATAAAGCCATCCGATAATTGCTCAGTCCCCTTCCACTTAAAACTCACCGGACGCATGGCGAGAACATCCTCAAGAGCACTGTCCCCCATCTCCTCAACATCCTCTTTAAGCCTGTGGTCAGAGGTGGTGTTGTAAGCAACGGCGGTGTTTGAGTTGTTGGTAATACTCCCCCGGAAGGTGCCGCCGGAGAGGAATCCGTGATACACCGCGCCGTTGACCGAGCCAGTATCGTTTGTACCGTACCCACCCACCGAGTTACCGTCAAAGTCGAGTGAGCTTAAAGCACCATTCCGCTGTGTTGTGGTGTTGAAATAAGAAAGCCCAGACCCTGAGAACTGAGCCTGCTGCACGCCGTTCACAAGGATCTGGACTGACTGACCTGTTACTGCATTGATCTCAGTGTTGTTTGACGAGTCAACCCTCATCACGTCCAATCCCGCATTGTCCGCAGCATTTCGCCATTGCAGCCACGCGGCATTGGCAAGAACTAAGTTAAGCGAAGTCCAGGCACTACCATTCCACTTCTGAAATACAAACTTGCTTGTCTCGTGCTGAATTGCTCCCGTGGGGACGTTAGTATCCCCCGAGAAATCCATCTTGGCACATGAGGCAACGAGCGCCCTAATTGTGGACAAAATACCAGAGTATAGAGAGGTGTTGGTTGGGTCATTAAAGCTGGTCATATGTCACTATCCTATATTACAAAACGGCTTGCACGCCACGCACGTTCCATCGCACATCACCGTTGGCCCTTGCCCCCGCTGAGTTAAACAAAAGAACCTTAAACGTTGTCGGGTTAGCTGTGTCTGTGAAGTCCACAACCGGCTTAAGCTCTGTTGTTCCTTGAGGGGTTACAACAATGGCCGACACGTCCAGAAAGCTCTTTGTAAAGCTAATGGTCGTACCACCCGAGTCAGCAGCAAGTACCGAAGAGGTTCCTGAGTCGGTTATCTCCTTGACCTGCACACTCAAAGTAACCTCGGTAACCACTACCCAATCGAGCGTAGTCTCGGGGGTGGCTGTAATAGTCAGCTTGAGATAGCGATAGTTCGACGGAGTGACTCTCCTAATGCCAACCTGCCCATCAATCCAAGGGTCGCCCGATGTCTCTCTCCAAGAGACCATAGCCACGGTCTGAATGCCCGATCCAAAGGCTATGTAATCGAAGTTCACAACGGTCTGGGGGAGTACTTCGGTCATGTCGATAATGACCGACATGGTGCCCGTTAGGCCGTCATTAGGCTGAAGCCAATAGGTAAGGCCGATATCAATTAGGCCCTGCACGGTCGTAACCATGTTGTCGATGAAATGGTCTTCAAACGTTTGGGCTGAGTCAGCCGGCATCCACACTGAGTCATCGGTGGTGGTGAATGTGGCTGTCCCCGAACCACCCGTTATAGGCTCTAAGTAGTACGAGTACGGGAAATCAATAAAGTCCTGAATCGTATCGAACCCATTCCCCACAAAATGCTGGTCCCAGGTTAGCTCTGAATTTGCCGCAGCTTCAATGGAGAACGTTTCGGCAGTGTAAAGACCGTTCGTAATACTTGCTGTTGAGAGGTCAGCACTGGGGTTAGCTCTAAGAGTAAAGTCCGGTGGTTCATAAATGCTGGCTGACACATCCCCTGTTGCCCCCTGATTCCCCGCAATATCGAAGGGAACCACTAAGTAAATATAGGTTCCCGAGAGTAACTCAACATATGTGGCAAATGTTCCGCTGGTCCTACCGACTTCAGTTAGGCTGTTGGTGTCCTGCCGAATTACGATGTAGTAATCCACGGGGAAGGTGGATGTAGCGGGGGGCTGCCACCGGATTAAAACGCTACTATCAATCTGACTGACTGAAACATTCTGAGGAGCAGAAGGGGCTGCTACCGTGAGATCCGAACTAAGATCGGTAGTTGAGTAGTTCCCCGTCGTGTCGACTGCCTTAATGCGGAATCTGTACGTGCCGGCCAGAAAGCTATCCTGATAAAACCTATCCGCAGTGACCCGAGCTAGAACGGCGCAATCTGCCCACGCTTGAGCCGTGGTCCCGTACCGTACCTCGTACTCCCTAACATCAAGGTCACTTACTTTGGTCCAACGAAACAGAAGCCCAAAGCCATCAATCACAGCAGTAAATACCGACATATTAGCGGGGGCTGCCGTTTTGCCGATAACCGTGTGCCCCGTTACCGTCACCCAGCTACCCGTGGCGTTCATGGCAGAAACTGCCCTGATTCTCACGTCGTAGTTCTGGCCGTCCTGCACATCGAGAATGTAGGTATTTACGCTACTGCCGATAACGCTAGTTGAATTCTGCCAATCGCTATCGACTGACCGCTTAAACTGAATCTCGTACCGCCCACCGTTAACCACGAAAGCGTCAGGCGAGGCCGTCCAGGATGCGTACAGGCGAGCGAATACGGTGCCGTCCTGCCTCACGTATAGGTAGTCCGTCCCCGACGCTAGAGAGAGCCCCGTGGGGTCCGATACGCTGTACGGGTCCGGTAGGTTCGTATTCGGTGCAACGTCAAAAGTAGTCTCGTTCCCAGTGTTCCAATCGTAAACGCCCGCCGCCGTTTCTTGCAATGTTAGGCGAACAGCAAAATAGGGGTTCCCTTGATTGTCTTGCTCAATCAACAACGCCGACCGCATGACTTCAAAGACTTTCGAGGACCATCCAAATCGGTCGTAGGTTACTGCTACCCACTCGCCCGGTTCTGCTTGGTAGGCATCCATTCTTGCGGTAAACTCTACTAGTATTCCCTGCCTTGTTGCTTCAAGTTCAATCTTGGCAATTCTCTGAGCTGTAGCTGCCGACCGAACCATTGAAAAAGTTAGGTCTTCGTAAATAACAGTACCGCCATCTTCAGTAACGTAGGTCGAGTTTCTTACCGCTGGAAAGTCAGACTCTTCTTGATCGTTTTGCGTAGAGACGAATGTTCCTCGAACCGCATTGAAGTTATCGGCACGAGGGGTCTTTGTAACAAGTTCAATATCGCTAAGAATCATGTCGGCTGTAATCGTCAGAACAGTTGACGGCCTTGCTTTGCCAACTATGAGGCTGAACTTTCCTTCGACGTATGCAAGCCTCGCGTGCATTGCAGCTAGCATGTCTTCAATAACTACGCCCGGTGATGCGTCAGTGCCGAAATGAGTATTGATGAGATAGCGATTCTCGGTTCCTCCGCCGGCTAGAGCTATACTATCCTCGCAGTCGTTAACCGCCTGGTCCATTCGAGTCGCATTGAAATCAGAGTCTGCTAGTCCCAGCCCCCACCGAGTATTCCTCATGTAGTTGTAAAGAACGATTGCAGCGTTCTGAGCACCGGGGGAGTTTGTGTCAGTCCTCGGGTCGTTCATGTTGTATGGACCGTTCACCCGAAAGGTAATGTCTGGTACCCCGTCCTTGAAGACAGTTTCGTTCCACTTAAATCTGAAGTACACATGCGCGTGCCCTCGCTGCCTGTGATTGCTTGTCCACTTTGCGTTAACTGGGTTGAGATCGTCCGTACCATCGCCTACTGGTACGCTCAATGCCGACTGACCATCTGAGCCGTAGTTAATCTGCATCTTCACTAAGCCGGCAAAAGTACCAGTGCCAAGCACGAGCCCAGTCGGACGCGAGGTGAGCGATGTATCCCACGTCATTGCGATGTTATTGAAATACACATACTCGATGTAGTTAATCTCGTGAGCGGCGAGAGTAACAATCATGTGCAGGTAGAGATCTTTTTGATCCGCCGGGGCGCTCGTGTGAATGAATGTGATCGTTCCACCAATATCGACTTGCCCGAAGACAATCTGCCAAGGAGTGTTAGTATCCGTGCCGGCTTGCTCTTTACCCCGTAGGTAGCGATTGAGGTCTCGACGCTTTCGCATCTTAGCGACACGTTGCCGAAGGCTGTTCTTATCCGTTGGAAGATTGCGCTTACTGAGGTACTTGAACGCCTGATCGTTCTCTGCCTTTGTAATAGGCCCGAGCCCAAGCCAATAATTACCGGCCATTGCTCCCCCTCTTTGGACTACCCTTGTTCGGAGTCGGCTTATTCTTATTGCCTTTGTTTTGCTTCTCTTTCTTTCCACCCCACTGACCGCTCCAATTCGATGCGGCCACTACATACTCAAAGCCCGTATCACCGGGGAAGATGTCCTGTTGTGAATCGTGGGTCCATCTCCCCTCGCGTGGCTTGTCCATATCGACGAGAACAGATTCGTAGGTAAGACGAGCGACGGTCTGGTCCGCTGCTTCGCTTATTTCAGCGTGAGAGTAACCGCCTTGCCACCAGAGATATGGGTTAGCAATAACGCCGCCCGAGGAGTCAAGGAATCCGATGTACAGTCGGCCCATACCCCCCTGTTTTTGGTCGCTCAAGAGCAAGGAAACCAAAGCCGATGAAATACCAGAGAGAACAATCGTCATATCGACCGCTTCTAGCTCTCCTGTTTCATCACCGCCCTCGATACCGCTGAACCATCCATTACCGAGCCACGTTAAACTGTCCCAAGTGAGATCTCCGTAACCGTTCCAAAGCCTTAGCGTGCTACTCGCGAAGTCACTAGAAAAGAAAACGATTGGCCGATTACTTGCCGCCGATGCTTCTGCAATGAATCCAGCAGTGAGGTTCCTCGGCACGTTAAATCGCCTCCACTGCCGCAAACGATATGGAGTAAATTAACTCTCGGTCAAGCTCGTGAATCTTAACCTCGGAATCAGCAAGCCTGAATAGTCCTACTGTGTTGCTTGTGATGATGGTCGCATTGTCCGCTGGGCTTTCTCTAAGGCGTGGCCAAATGTCGAGCGTAGTTTGCCCCGAGCCGTTAGTGTTGTGGTCGCTTAATACCTTGTAAAGCCTCTGCCCCACTTGAATGTAGTCACCCTTCTTTAGAATGTTTGTTGCGCTGTTAGTCCACCCATCAGTTGCAAGCGTGTTGCCCGTCTGACCGGCCCCGTTCACTAGTGGTGTACCAGTTGCTAGCCCCAGTGGTGTTTTGCCCATCGGGTCACCCATGAGGAATGTGCCGTAGGTACCCATGAGTGAGGCGAGAAACGCCATCCAGGGTTCCACATCCGCTCTACTAACAGCTGCACCGACGGCCACTTCTGCCGACCATAGCTGCCCCTGATGCTGTTGGGCTTGTGTAGCAAACGTGAATGGGCTTCTCGTCATTCCGACCACGTTGAAGTTGGTCCAAGAGAATCGCTCAATGCCCACTGAAGTTGGAAGGGATAGAGGGTAGCTTATCGTCATGTTGTCCTCCTCGCTCCTCTTCTCGCTGTTCTAGAAACGCTATCCATCACCCGCCGCTCTGAAGAAACCAACGCACTGCGAATAGCTTTCTCTACTCCGGGCGTTGCCCCTCTTGCATCGATATTAATGACGTACCCACCGCCCCCGCCGCTAATACCGCCGAACATGTGCACGCCAAGCTTGCCGTTTCTGCGAGTGAGAGGCAATACGGCCTCTGGTCCGTTCTCGCCCATGAGTGCGCGGGTAGGGCCGTTAATGATGCCGCCTTTAGCGAGTGCAGTCTCTGGCTCTTCGGGCTCTTCAGTCTCTGGAGCCTTACCGCCTAGTGCTCTAGTGTTCGAGTTTAACGCTGCTGTATTGTTATCAGTGCTTGCAGTGTTAGCAGAAATGCCATCGGTAATCTTCTTTCCAGAGTCGGTAAACTTAACCCCGAGAGCCTGCATGTCGGCAACAATACCGCCGGCTTCTCTATCCGATAGCTGCATTAACTCCCCGATGCTTGTTACACCGCGTTGCTTTAATGCTTTGAAGAACGCATCAACAGTAGCAGGGTCAAAGGTCTTAAGAAGCTCAACGCGAAGAGCATCAAAGCTCTTTATGCCGGCCTCGCCTGCCTCAACTGCAATATCCCTAATACTTTGAACAGCCTCAAAGCCTTTAGCACCCGAGCCCAAGAGGTTACTCATTGCCGTACCAAAAGCACCCACCGCAGTGAGTCCAGGCTTAAACGCTTCTGCTACACCTTGAATCTGTGTTTCTATTTCAAGCCAGGTCTTATCACCCTTGAGCCCTATCTCTACTAGCTGCTTCTCTATTTCCTCAAACGAGAGCCCGAGCCGCTTAACCATGTGGCGAGCGGAGTCGAGATTGAACTTGAGGTTCTCGCCCAGCATTGCGGCAATCTGACCGCCGACATCTTCAGTAATGCCGAGTAGATTCTTGAACGCTTCGCCTAGTCCAGAGAATGTTCCTTTGACCTTATCGGCCTGGCTGTTGAGATTGTCGGCCCACTTTGGGTCGTTGAACCTAGTAGTGGGGCCCTCAAGGAAACTGTTTAGCTTTGAAGACCCACCCTTTCCGTCGTAGACAGTAAATGCCCCCTTGGAATTGATATTGTCTTCCATGTAGTTGGCGAACTGGTGCCGAGCTTGGGTCTCTTTGTTTTGAGGCCCTCGCTTAAGAAATCCACCAACAAAGCCACCGACAAAATTACCTATCTGCCCACCAATCTGAGCACCCATTGGGCCGCCAAAGATTGCTCCAATCGTCGTGCCAGCCCCGCCACCTACTGCCGCACCCGTGCCTGAGTTGTCTCCGTTTGCCTTGTCTATAGCCTTCGCATCTTTGATCGAGTTGAAAAGCTGCATGACAGTGGCAAATTCTGCCTGTACATTTTGGGAATTTTGCTCCCATTTACCACCGCCTCCGCCGAACGAGCCATCTTCCTGCCCTGGCCCTTGAATACCGGCCCCGTGAGCTTGATCGGTTGTGGTACCAGCTCCAAGAAAATTGTTCCCGCTCCCGTCGCTGAAGTATTCCCCGATTGCAGTAGCTAGGTCAGCAGCAAAACCGCCCGCTAGTTCCGCAAACGCTGGCGATAGATTAGGAATAATCGTTGAAAAAACATCCTGAAAAACATTTCCCCAGTTCTGAACATCTCGCTCTCTGTTTTGGGCAAGGTCTTTTTCAACCTTTAGTCGTGCGTTCTTCTCGTCCTCGACAATCTCTTTATTGAACTTGATCTTGTAGTCGGCTAGGTCTTTTGCGGCCTTCTCTTCCTTGTCCTGCTTGTCTTTAACAATTCGTGAGTTACTGGCTTTTGCAGGGGCTTCGCCTTTTGCTGGAGATCCCCCCATCTGCACCCCAGGCAGTCCGGTAATGAAACTGTCGAAGTCGTCCTGCGACTTCAACTTGATTAGGATCTCTTTCTGCTTCTTTAGCTCTGCAAGCTTTTCAGTATACTGCTTATCGGCACCGGTGAACCAATCGCCAAAGCCATTATCTTTATTGCTGGCTATGCGAGAAACGTCTGCTTCAAGCTCAGCCACCTTCTTGAGCTGCGCCTCCATCGGCTGAAGATTGCCCGTGATGGCGCGAAGACCCAATGCAAAATTATTGACCTGATCAACAACGCCCTGAAGAGTCGGCAGAGCCCCGGCAATGATTGAGATCATGCTGGAAACACTATCGCCTACTCCCTTCCAATCAATCTGGCGGATCGCTTCCGCTAGGTCGTTGTAAGTCTGAGTCAGTTGAGGATTGTCATTGATTGCAATGCTTACCTGACCGACGGCTTCCTGCATTGCAGCGGCAAAAGCCTGATGTCCTTGCGTCACCGACTCTGTGAGCGGTGCCATCTCCGCAGTGCGTTGTGCTAGCTGCTCCATGGCCGCTGCCATGTTCTGTGCTTTTGTTCCGCCCGCCTCTAGCTCAAACCCGAACTTCTTTAATGCTTCTGCCTTGCCCGACCCAATCGCCGCGATAAGATCATTTAGAACCGGAACAGTTTCTTGCCCCGTAGCATTAGCAAATTGGTTCGCGTACTTCGTAAGGTCGGCAAACTTGCTATTGAGATCTGGAATACCTCTTAACAGCCCAGCGTTAGCCGCTTGCATGAGGTCAAAAGCGTTAACGGTACCGAGCACCGCAGCTTGAGCCGACTTGATTGCACCCGCACTACCACCGAGTTTCTGAAAACTATCTGCTACATCACCGAGCTTATCGCCCTCTTCTGCCATGTTGCCAATAGCAGCAGAGATATTACCGATGTTCTTTGCAAGGCCAATGGACAACTCCCGCCCGAGCCCCTCAAAGAACCCACGCATGACCATGTTCATCTTGCCGGTCGAGGCTTTCAGAATACTGGTCGCACCATCCATGTCTCTGGATAGGTTGGCAATGTTCGCCCTGATATCAATGAGGAGGTTATAGATTCCCTTATCCGCCATGCTCCCCTCCTTGCGATGGTCGTTGAGGGAATGCGGCCTTTAGGTGCCGAAGGATTTCATCGCCCGACATCTCCTCTGTCTTAGCTTCCTCGCCCGTGTAGTTAGGCATGAACATCTGAGGAGTGAACGGTGGAGTTTTTTCAGAACGCACGGTATTAGCCATCGTGCTAGCAATGATGCCGGCCCTGAAGTCGAGCTGCATATTGTGCTGGTCAAATCGGTCAGACAGTGCAGAGAATTGCGCTGGCGTAAGAGCCCAAAATTGATCTTCCGTTAGCCCAAAATCGTACACGCCAATCGCCCACAACGTTAACCAGTCTAACGGTTCGTTTTCTTCATCGCCGCTTTTTACGCGGCGACGTCGTTTTTTGCGGACTCAGGAAGCTCAGCCTTTTTGAACATCTCAGTAACAAGCTTGCGAACATCTTCGAGGTGCTTGCCTGTCATCAGTTCCGCAACTTCATCAATCGTCTTTCCGCTCTTCTCGCCACCGAGCGATGCCCAGAGAAGCGTTACGAGGTCGAGTGCCGTAGGATTAACCCATGTCATCCCATCGAGCCCGCTCTTTCCGCTTGCTTTTTCAAATCTTACGAAAGTTGCAAAACTTGGAATGAGTTTGAATTGCTCATTACCAAGAGTTACAAACAACTCAGGAAGTGCTTGATCCGCGTTATCCATGTGCTCCTATTATGTCCAGGCCGGCCAGCCGGTAACCTTAATTGTCACGTTGAGTGAGACCGCTTGCTCAAGCTCTGCCGATATCTCAGCACCAGTGATGATGCCAGAGAACGCCATTGTTACTGTTGGGCTGAACTGAAACTCAAGCTTAAAGTTCTTTGTTGTCCCATCGTACATGTGATCGATGAACAACTGATGGCCAGTTCCAGCACCGTTCGGGATGTAGTTTGCAGAGAACGAAAGGGTTCCAGCATCTCGCAACGTTGCTACAAACTCACGAACACCAGCACTGTCGAAAGAGGTTACATCAACCACACCGCCAGAGAGTGACGGGCCTCGAACGCCTTTTACTTCAGCGATTGCAGCAAAGACTTCAGGTCCGCCACCATCACCGATCTTAAGTACGCATTTTGATCCAGGCTTTGCACTAGTTGTCATTTATCCCCATTAGAACCAAGTAGGCCATCCAGTAACTTTGATTGTCACGTTGAGCGAAACTGCTTGCTCAAGCTCTGCCGATATTTCGGCACCGGTAACAATGCCGGAGAATATCATCTCGGTCTGCATTGTGTCGGTGAATGTGAATCTGAAATTGCGAGTCGTGCCGTCTTCAACGTCATCGATAAGGAGTTGATGCCCAGTACCTGCTCCGTTCGGTACATAATTGCACATGAAAGAAACCGTGCCGCTATCTCGTAGCGTTGCAATGAACTCTCGCACGCCGGCAGAGTCAAAAGAGGTTACGTCAATCACACCGCCCGAGAGAGCTGGACCGCGAAGCCCTTTTACTTCTGCTACTGTTGCGAAAGTCTCGCCTGCAACACCACCAGTCAATGAAGCAGATCCGCCAGCGATTAGAATCCCAGTTCCCGCAGCAAGAGGGCGTGCGTCCCAGTTAGCTATGAAAACCGCATCGGCATAGAGTGCTGCAATGGCCTGATTAACTGTAGTTGTTGCAATACCACCGCCGTCAGTGGCGCTGTTGATTGTTACCGCCGAAGTGGTAACAACGATAGAGAATGCTGTGCTCGTTCCCGATACAACGATAGAGCAAGTCTTAGAGTTACCAGCAGTGCCGGCAGTACCCCAATAGAGAATGAGGCCAGAAACCCCTGTTCCTATTGTTCTCGACGCCCTGACCGCCGTGGTTACGGAGTCAGCTGCCCCTCTTGCAAATACGCATCTTGATCCAGTAACCGCGCTAGTCGTCATTCAGCCCCATAAGAGATAGCAGTCAGTTTAGTAATACCAGAAACGAGCATTGCTCGAAACGTGGAAGATTTCTGTATCGCTGTCATACATATCGATAAAGCTCCACTCCAGAACGTTATCAATGGTGATATCGGAGTAGGTTCCCGAGTATCCGTGCAAAGCGGCCCTTACTTTCTCAGCCAGGTCTTTTGCGACCCCTGCCGACGATGCCCAAGTATCGATATTGATGACCGGATTGCGTAGCCCCGAATATCCCGTGAAGCTCTCTATCTGTGAGCCGTAACTTGTTTGATAGGAGATAGCCGGGAAGGTCACGTTATCGGGCATCTTGACCTGATAAATACGAGTGCCGACCAGTGCAGATATGCCGGCAGTATTGGCTAGAATGTTGTAAATTGCTTGCTCAATCGTTGCCATTTACTTAGTTATTCCGAGCTTGGCTTCTTTCGCCTTAGCCTTTGCTATCCTCTTCTTAATTTCTGCGACAACTGACCGCTGCATAACGTCCATTGCCCACTGGTAGTTCTTCTCGAAAGCCCTGCGAATGAACGGATTAGCAGGAACGTGCCCAATAGTTCTTCCGTTCTTACCGTGAGATTTAAGAACATGCCCGAACTCGACCATCTTGGCATAGAATGCACCTTTCACGCCCGCAGCAACTTGCCCCTTTTGAGGCCGCACCTTCTTTGCATGAAAGCTCTGCTTAAGGTATCCGGGTGCTAGCCCTTTGAACCTTCCGCCCCTTCTTTGAGCATCTTCGGGCGATGATATCGGGGCTTCTTGAGCAACAACGCCGGCCATGAGGTGAGCAGCTTCGAGTACTGACGCCCTTAATGCATTGGCTTCAATGTTACCGGGTAAGCCTTTTAGCTCGTCAAGTAACCCATCGAGCCCTTTAACGAAGTCATCCATCAGTAGACGACCTCCGCCGTGATATCGAGCTCCTCTTTGAAACCCAATTCAGCGAGTCCGGTTATCTTCCAGTTCAGGCCCGCATAAGAAAGTTGCATCTCCGGCCCCACATCATCGCGGTACCAGATACGAAAGTTACTCACCCGAACCGAGTGCAAAGAATCGCTTTGGAACCTCTCATCCATTCTCAGCGGTCTCTCCTCCGCCCAAACAGAGGCCAAGGTAGACCACCCCGAAACAGCATCGCCCAGAGAATTAGTAACCGTCCTTTGCAGGATAGTTATCTTTCGATTCTTCTTCCCTGGATTGCTTGCCATCCCTATGCGCTCCAGATCTTGTAAGAGTCCAGTGCATAGTTCAGGGTCTTGGGAACCTCCATTGCGGCCCCGCCCCCGACTGTAACCGGAGCTCGATTCATAAAGAAATGCCCAGCGAGCATCATCACAATGAAGCGTAATCCCTCGGGAACATCCGAGTAAGATGCACCATAGCCCGCAGTAAAATTGACCTGCACGGCATTTGGCCTATAGTCTTCAGTTGCTGGATAGGTTGACGATGCCGTTAGGCCCACTCGCCCAAGGATTGAGGTAGCATCGACGTGATAATTCGAGGATGCCCAAGTCGTCAGAGCATCCGAGGTGTCGTAGTACTGAACGCTCTGAACCGATACCAACGGGGCAATCGGAATCTCAATAACCCCGCCAGTCGGAAAGTCTTTCAGCTCAAGCCGGAAAGTTCTGCTAATAAGCATCCTCCGGGTCTTTGTTTCGACGTAATTGATTGCCGCATTGGCGTACATCACCAATAAAGCATCCTCATCAGTAGTTGTGAGGCGAAGATGTGCTTTAAGTTCGGAGAGACTGACGGCGAGAGCGGCAGGGGAGGCTGTTTGAATCCAGGGCATGAGTCCCCATGAAAGTGTTAACGCTTAACGAGATGCAAGCGGCGTTCTGATGGAAAACGCACCATGTTTTCAACTGGCGGTGCGCTCGAAAGAATCTCGACAAGCCCCTTCAACTGAAGGTCATAGGCTTCATCAATCTTTAATTCCACCTCCTGATGCGGCTGGATAACAACTCCAGCTCGCGTCAGGATAGGAAGCTCTTTCGAGCGCACTTTTATCATACTATGACAGAGGGTCTGGCATTGATGTAGCCTGGTAGCGAGCACAAACGCCGAGGGCGATTGCACAAGCAGTCACAGGGTCATTAACGCCTTCTGTGAGCTTAAGAGCGAGGAACTGCTTCGTAGCTGGAAGCTTAGCCATCTCGACCTCAATCTCGTAGATCGTATCTTCGTTTGCTGTGGTTGTAAAACCAGCAGTTGTAGCGTCAGTAATCGAACCCATTACAGCAGAAGCGCCAGTCGTCTTTTTTCTGTACTTGAACTCAACAGCTTCAGCACTTGTTCCAGCTACATCAGTTGCAGCAAGAACAGTTACTACAGCAGTACCAGTGTTAGTGCCGGCAGTTGTAGCAGCCAAAAGGAACTCAACGCGGTCGAAGAGTTTTCCGTTGATATAGTCCCCCGCTGGGTTCGTGTTGTAACGATCCGCAGCAGGAGAGTGAGAGTTAATTATTGCGAAAGATTCAGAAAGCATATTTTCTCCATTATTAGCGAGGGAGGTTTTACCCTCCCCCGCCGTTATTCAGTTACGCACGAGTTGCAAGTGCTACATACGACCCAAGAGTGTCAGAACCCTTGAACGGTGTGAGAACACTGCGCTCTGCTGGCTGTCCATCTGCCCGGTAAACAAACCGGAAAGCCGTCTCGCTCTTCTCGAACGCTACGTGGATGGACTGAGCTGCTTTGACTCCACCCTTATCGATCCAGAGGTACTTCTTAGGATTGATAAGCATGATATCGCCAACAGTTCCGAGGGCCGCACACTGCTCTAGTGCAAATGCTGGGACACCAAGGATTGTGCTTACTGGTACTGAGCCAGCAACAGAACCCGTGATACCACCCGGCAGGAACACTGGGTATGTGTTAGAACCAACAGTCAGAGAGAGGGTCATGAGTGCTGACTTAACGCCGGCATTGTAAACCCAAACTGCTGAACCCATATCCTCTTCGTGCAAGCGAGCAAACATCTTGGCAAGGTTGATTGCATTAAGAGTTGCAGCAGCCTGCCCCGCCTCTTTTGCTACCGAAACCAAGCCAGTTGCGTGCTGAAGAATACCGAGGGGCATTCCTGCTCCAGTTCCGTTGATTACAGCATCGTCAATCTTGAACCCGAACTCACGACCGAACGCACGAGTGATGAAGGCTTCCATTACTGGAGCATCTTCAATCAGTTCGTCTGTTAGGAAGCAAAGCCCTGTGAGCTTCTTAAGCTTCAACTCAATCTTACTGAGTTTTGACTTGCTCTTTGTGTAGGTATCAGCCTCACCTTCCCAATATGCCTGAATACCACCAGCACGAGAACCATCAGCACGAGAGGATTCGTCAACACTTGGGAAAGATATCCCGTTTGACTGAGAAGTGATGCCGTATCGATCAACTCGACCAGCCAACTTCCCTGTCTCGTATGCTTTCTCAAGAAGAACGTTCGACCCGTCCTGCTGAATCAAGTATCCGCCCTCAGCCATGATGGACTCTTGGAGTCCGGTAGCTGCACGCATAATCTTGTTCGACAGTTCGAGCTTCTGAGCAACATCAGAGTTACGAAGTGTCATTGGCTCAACTGCAACACGCTTAACGGCCATGAGCTGCTCGCCCAAAGAACCCCAAACTTTGCAGTTACCGTTCTCATCTTCGCCCTCAGAGCGAGTAACTTCAGTGTGAAGTGCCTTCTTAGTAGGCTTAACTCTCTCTTGGTTCTCTTTAGCGAGCTTCTCAGCACGAGCGATGCTTCGCTTTACTGTCTCAAGCTCTACTTCAAGAGTATCGAAATCCTTTGCTTCATCCTCAGAAACATTACGCTTCTCTTTCTTTGCGAGGTCTGAAATCGCGTTCATGCGCTCCAGAATCTCGCTATATCTTGATTGCAACAGTTCTAAATCCACAAATCCCCACGTATTATGCTAGACAATGCCATCCTTTCTCGGAAAGCAATAAATACAACGCTTCTATGTCGTTTGATTAGTAACGATGGACGGCCATCGGGCCGCTGGAACGATACGAAGTAGGGCGTGGTTAGTTCGATGGAACTTCCGGGCGCTCTACCGCCTAAAAATAGAGTGCATCAGTTAGCGTTGAGCACGCAAGCACCGAACTTTAAGTTCGAAGATGCTAGGGTCATAAGAGATGACGATTGGAGCATCGGGCTCCTTGGCTTTTTCCCACTCTGAGCGGGCAAGCTTGTGCGATTCTTCGGCGGAACGAAGTCCGACTGATGTTTCTGAATAAGCCGGGAATAAAACCGGACCACATTCATGCAGAACTATCTCAGTGATGACCCTTCGGTCCATCTCGCTTGCATCTTTTGCAAACGACCACTCTTGTTTTCGAATCTCGAACATGAATGACTGGCCTTGAACGTCGCCACGCCGAATGTACTCGACAACATCGCGACCGACTTGAGTATCTGGAGGCTCAACCTCCATCCAAAGACCTTTTTCGTCTTCAGTCACTCGTAGAGTCCCGCCAGAGGTAGACCCGAGAACATAGTTAGGATCGTGATTGAACAGAGAAACAACACGCTGATTGGAATCAAGAGAACTTTTGAAAGCACCGCGAGCAATGGATTCCATGAACCATCCCCCGATGTTGGCTTCGACATCAAATAGAGCAGCGTATCCCTGAATGACGGGGGCTTTGTCTTCTCTGGCTTCGAGCTTAACGCTCTCGGTTATAGTTCTTCGCTCAACTTGCTGTTTCATGCTCTCCCTAACTATAGCTCAAGACCCTCTCGGTCCAACACCCGCCAATTTTGCCCTCATCCCTCTCGTACCCAAGGGCCGGATCTTTCATCCACTTCTCAACGCCCGCTCGAATCTCAGAAACGTACTGCTCGATGGGCTCTTTAATATCCCCGCCCACACCAGCGAGCTGGGTGTATCCGCTAAATATTTCAGAGAGGCATCCTTCCGCAAAACTTCGATGCTCATTGATGAACTCTTCGAACCAAGACCTGAATTCTTCACTGGTTTTTTTCTTCGCTGCACTCTTTATAGCTCCCGCCTCTTTGCGAATCACACGGGTCCAAGCTTCTTTGAGCGGGCCACGGAACGCTGCCCTAACTTTGTCATCTTCCTCGGTATCGTCCTCAACTTCGGGCTCTACTTTCACGGGCTCCTGTCCCTCTTGCCCCGCCGGCACCATGTTGAGCGGCGAAAGGTAGACATCACCCTCCGGCCCGATAGGATTCATGTTCTCTTTGGCTCTAATATCGTTAGCAGAGAGCCATCCCCACTGCCTGCCGGCTGTATAAGCCTGAGATCGGGCTGTCATATCGCCTCTTAGTAGGCCATCGAGTAGGAATTCTGCGAAGAATTCACGGTCATCACCATCAAAAAAGTCCCTTGTTATGGCGTCTTCCCACATTCTGAACCAAGGAAGGAGGCAATAAGTGACGAATTCTTGGCCCTGCTGCTCGATATTTGAGAACGAAGACTTGGTTAAATCAGCCAACATATGGGGCGGAACGCGGTAAATTCGGGCTATTTCCTCAATTTGGAAGCGTCTTTGCTCTAAAAACTGGGCATCTGCCTGCGGAATACCCATCGGCTTCCACTTCAATCCGGCTTCCAGTACCGCTACTTTCTTCCCGCGATTCACTCCGCCGTGGAGCTCCTGCCAGGAGTTGCGTAAATTCGCCCTTGCCTCTTGCGACATCTCGCCCGACTCGTACTCCAGCACGCCAGCAGGAAAAGCCCCGCCTTCGAAGAAGTTAGTACCGAAACTCTCTAAGCTGAGCCCCATTTGTATCGCTTGCTTCGCTGCCGAGATAGGACTCAAGCCTTCGAGCCCCGAATCACGATAACCTCTGAGGTGGAACACGTCTTCAGGCGCTAAAACAGCCTCGCCCCCGCCTTTTATTCGAACCTTATAGACCAAGCCCGCTTCTGTAAGGTCAGGCTTCACTCTTGATGGGTGCAGCGGATGCAACTCGAGCACCTCGCCCGCCTTGTTTCTTAAAATCTGAGCGTACGCATTGCCCCAAAGTAGCACGTGAGCCATGAGCATCTGACGAAACTCAACGCCCGACGTCTTCATGTTGTTGGGCTTGGTTCTCAAAACCTTAAAGAGAGGTAGGTTCGATGCTTTTTTCTTCTCTCTCTCGCCCACTCTTTGGTAAATGTTGAGCGGTACCGACGCCACGGTCTCTGAAATAATCTTTACGCAAGCAAAAATCGCGCTGAAAGCTAGTGCGGATTCAGGAGTAACAGGCACTTGGTCGCCAAGATAGACGTATGACCCGCCTGAGAATGCGCTATCGTTAGTTACGGCAACGCTTCGTTTGGTTGCTGTGAATGGAAGAGTTATCCCGAAGAGCTTCATCCAGGGTTTTCGAAAATTAGGCTGTCAATCGTAAGCTTGCCACAAAAGATGGTGGCTCGATACCTATAACACCGTGAGACCACGGGACTCGTAGGGGTTGACCACGTTTAGCCGAAGAGTTGCTCTACCAATTCCCATAATCATCGCCACCACTCCATCAATTCGTTCTGCGCTCTTCTCTTTATCGGCCTTGACGTTTCCTGCCGGGTCCGATTTGACAGAAACGTTGTCGAACATCCACTTCAACACGGGGTTGCCATCATGCCTGAGCTTGGCACTCATAACTAAAGCCTCTGTTGCCTTCATGGGGGCTGAGAAACTTGCAAAACCTTGCCGCACTTCCATCACCTTGAGTCCGTCCTCCTCTTGTAGTTGCTGCAAGAGCTGAGTCGCATTCCACGGGTCGGCTGCAATCTCTCTAATCTTGTAAACTTTTGAGAGTTGATTGATCTTTTCTCGTAGAAACCGATAGTCAATCACGTTGCCAGGTGTTGCCTCGATGAAGTTCTGAGATATCCAAAGAGGATAAGGCACCCGGTCCCTACGAGCCCTTAGTTCTGCGTTCTCTTTAGGGACCCAGAAGAACGGAAGCACTCTATAACAATCATTCTCCCACGGGAAAACGAGCACAAACGCTGATAAGTCGGTAGTTGTAGAGAGATCTAGGCCCGCATAGCACTCTTTTCCGTACAGTTCCGAGGGGTCGAAGTCCTCTTTGCAAGCGTCCCACCGCTCAACTGGTATCCATTTTGAGCGGCTATTACACCAAATATTGAGGCGTTTTGTCTTAAAATTGTTCTGTGCAGCGGGTATTTCCTTCGCTTTATTAGCAAGATCTCGCAGTTCTTCTATGTTTACTGACACCCCGAGGTTCGGATTGCTCTTAATCCATAAGGATTCATCGAGCCAGTTATCACCTTCGTCTTGTGTGTAGATCAGCGGGAAGTATGCATCATCATCCCTGATACCTTTTAGTACCTGCTCGCCGTGGTGTCTGAACTCTAGGGCGATAGAGTCACTAGTGTTGATACCGGCAGTGGTAATCATCCACATCATGGGCTGCTCGCGGGCTCCCATACCTGTCTCGATAACGTCAACCACACCACGATTGCGATGGGCATGAACTTCATCGATCAAGCCGGCTGAAGGCGAGAGACCATCGAGTGTGTTGAAGTCTGCCGATAGGGGTTCAAACTTTGAGAAGCTATCAGGCACGGATAGGTTGTTGCGAAACGCCTGCACCATACGCGAGAGAAAGGGGGAGGTCTTAACCATCCTCTCTGCTGCGGTATGAATTATCTTCGCTTGGTCTCTAGTTGTTGCAGCGCTGTAGACCTGAGCACCGGCCTCGCCATCAGCGATTAGAAAGTAAAGCCCGAGGCCAGCAGTCCAACTTGATTTTCCATTTTTTCGGGCCACCTCAATGTAGGCTCTTCTGAATCGCCTGACATGAGTATCTTTTCGCTTCCACCCGAACGGAACCCAGAGTGCAAACTGTTGCCAGTCCTCAAGCTCTATCTTTTGCCCAGCCCACTTACCCTCGATGTGGTTGCAGAACTGAAAGAAGTCGATAACCCTTTGAGCTGCATCAGAGTCGAAGTAATACGAGAAGTCTTCGTTCGCAAGATCGCGAACATGCCGCTCAACCGCTAGGCGAACAAACTCACAGACGAGAATCCGACCGCCAATGACATCATCAATGTATCGCTCTGCCGGATGGCGTTTATTTTTTGCC